TCATCGCTCCGGCTCCTGTTTCTTCGGGGCGGCAGGCTTATGGGCAGGCGGTTCCTGTTTGAGCTTTTGCAGGACAGAACTTTTCTGCTGTTCCTGCATGGTTTTTCTGGCCTGCCTGGTAAACAGATCGGTCAGACCGGGATTGACCCCATCCACAACCAGATAGGCGCAGTGGCGGGAAGCGCCGCTGTCCTCCAGCATGGGAATGGTTTTTGCCCATGCTTTATTGTCCTGAGAGATACGCCCGTCATAGTTCTTGCGCTGGATGGTGTTGGCAAGAATAAACTGTACCCGTTCCGTCCCGAACTTTTCCAGCACATCTTTGACCGCCGCCTCCGTATCCAGCCGATTCTCTGCATAGTGGGCGCTGATGGTCTGCTCAATGGCTTCTTTGCAGGCGCTGTTCGCCTGATATGAGAGGTTGTACTGTGCCATTTCCCCATGCTCGGACGCATAGGCAGCAGAATGGGGATAGACCGGTGTTGTTCGCAGTTCTTCTTTGGCTCTGCACACATCGTCGGCACGGCTCTCAATGCTGTCCCGGATCACATCCATGTGACCGGTCTCCAGCTTTTCAAAATAGCGGTACACATCCGCCAGCGGCGAAGAAGATTCCAAAAGTGCCTGGGCCTGGGCGTCGGTCAGCTCCAGCTCCTCCATCGCCATCACGATGTCCTCCCGGACGGTGTACTCATAGGTGTGGTGCAGAATTTCTTCTGGGGGCTGGCTTTTCAACCAGTCCCTATATTTTTCCTGCTCAGTGGTCATCTTTTCATAAAGGGCCGTATTCAGATTATTGGTATTCATGTTATCGCACCTCCTCATGCTGTTTTGGTTTCTTGTCTATACTGCGGGGCGTCACCGGGCGCTTCAGGCTGTCCAGCACCGAAGGCCGTGTGCTTTTGGCAACAACAGCCTCGGCGTGTGCCTGTCCCTTTCCATCGATGTTCAGCAAAGTATCCAGCTCCACCAGACGGGCGGACTTGACCCGCAGATCGTCCTCAAAGGGGAATGGCTTTCCGACTTCCTCCTTTGCGGCAGCCTGCTGCTGATAGAGGTTATCCAGCTGGGCCTTTGCCGCCTCCAGACGCTGGGGCATCTGGGCGAGGGCATTGTCGATACGGGTAAGATTTCCGCGAGGGTCTATACCAAGGGTTGCCCGGTGGGTCATCTGTCCTTTCAGCAGGAGCGTATACTCCTGTTTCCATGCGGAAAATTCCACGGATATGGCATAGCCCCGGTAGCTGCCGATTTGCACCGGATCGGAGGTTTTGACCTCCTTGCAGGCATCCAGAAGTGCTGCGCCGGCATTCTCCTTATCGGTCAGCAGATCGCCACGGATTTCCATACCAGCAAAACCGTCCTCCGGGTGCGGGTGCGCTGCCAAAACCTCCAGATCGGATTCAAAGCCCTTGATAAAGCCTTTGTGCTTTTCAATCTCCTCCGGGAAGTATTTGAGCAGCTGGTCCTCCAGACGATATTGCTTGCTCTGGTGGTCGGCTTTCATCAGCTTCAGGCGGGATACCTCCACATCCAAATCCATACGCTCCTTGATGCGGGGATCTCCGGCGCACAGAGCCTTGATCTCGGCAAAACTGAGGGCTGTTTCATCCACATCATCGCAGGAGCGAACCGGACTTTTGCTGGTCATGATCTGGCTGATGAATTTTTGTTTATTCTCCACCGTCTGCCAGAGGTATGCGTCAAAGGTTCCTTCGGTCACATAGCGGTACACATGGACAAGAGGATTCTGGTTGCCCTGACGCTCGATACGGCCCTTGCGCTGGGCAAGGTCAGTCGGTCATTTTTTGCGGACAGTTCAATACATGCCTGTCTGTTTCGCTCCCTGCTCCTGCGCTTCGTTTCCGTTCCTCGAACCTTTCTTATCTTTTTCCTGCACTCTGGGCAATACTTTGATATTGCAGAGCAGGGAACATATTCAACACCGCATACCGTGCAATTCTTAGGCTTTAATGCTGTCCACCGCTTTGTGGGTGTGATATGTAATTCACCGACAAAGCCGATGAATTTATAATAAATCTTGATTTCCTGCCGCACCGTTCCGTCTGTAAGCTTCTCACGTTCCGAAACAAGTATCTTGTCTATGAGTGCGTTTATGATGGTTGCGTCCAGTTCCTTAATGCCTTGATAGTTGCGGATTAAGGAGAGGAAGTCACGGACACCCTGCGACTTCTCATAGCTGTCGTTAAGCGTTTCCATTACCTCTTTCAGCCTTGCTTCAATTTCAAGCTGCTCTTTCTGGTATTTCCCTGACATCATCTCAAAATTCCGCTCCGTAATACGCTCCATCACCTTATCTTCATAAAGGGAAGAAAACAGCCTGTCCAGTTCCGCAAGGCGTTTGTTCAGCTTTCTCTGCTCCTTTTCCAATGCCTTTGCCTTGCTCTGGTCTGTTTCCGTGAGCCGCTTTTCAATCGCCCTCACCGCCTTTTCATCACTCACCGCCATATCCGCAAATCGGTTGATGTCGATAAGGACGGCGTTGAACAAGTCCCTCGCTTCAATGCTGTGTGCGGTACACATGATATTACCGTATCTGCCATAATTATTGCAGGTATATTGTACGCAGTCGATGATGTCGGGGCGTTTCCTCCTGTTGGCACTCATAGCCCGCATAGCATAGCCGCAGTCCGCACATTTGATAACGCCTGCAAAGATGTTCTCAAAGCCGCCCTTGTTTTCTGGTAATCTGCGGCTTGTAATAAGCTGCTGTACGTTGTCAAACTCCTCCTGCGTGACTATCCCCTCATGGGTGTCGGGTATCACTTCCCATTCTTCGGGCAGCTTAGAGGGGCGTTTCTTGCTTTTCATGTTGGCGGCAATCCGCTTGTAGCCTGCAAGGTTTCCCGCATATATCGGGCTTCTTAAAATGCCCCTTACGCTGTTCTCGCTCCAAATATAACGGTTTTCCTCGTTACCCTCAAAGTGCCGCTCATAGCCTGTTGACCCTTGCTCCACCGCATAAGCGGCAGGGCGTAGGATATGCTGTTTGTTGATGTGCTTGCGGATTTTGGCGATTCCGTTGCCCGCTAACGCAAGGTCAAATATTTCTCTTACAACGTGTGCAACTTTATCATCAATCAATAGGTGATTATGGTCGGCAGGGTCTTTGACATATCCGTATGGTGCTGTCGTCCCCATGAATTTCCCCTGCTGAAACCTCGCACGGTACGCTGATTTTATCTTGACTGATATGTCGGCGGCATACATCTCGTTTAGGATGTTGCGGAAAGGCGTGATGTCCATCGCTGATTTATTGAGCGTGTCCACGCCGTCATTGACCGCTATATACCTCACGTTATGCTCTGGAAAAAAGACTTCGAGATATAACCCACAATCAAGATAGTTCCTCCCCAGACGGGATAAATCTTTCGTGATAACGCAGTTTATCAGTCCGTTTTCAATGTCCTTAATCATGTTTTGGAAACTTGGTCTTTGGAAATTCGTACCAGAATAACCATCGTCCACATACGTTTTTGCTAAGTGCCATCCCTGCTTTTTCACATAATCCGTGAGGATGGATTTCTGTGTCGCAATGCTCGCACTCTCGTTATCCGTGCCATCGTCCTTTGACAAGCGGCAGTACATGCCGACTTCATAAATCTTATTCTCCGTTCTTGTTCCTGCCATATTGTAAAACCTCCGTATCTGTCCTATCTGTTTTCATGTTCCATTGCGTACATTCTAAGCGGATATCCCCTCATTGTCGAAGGTGTCGCCCTCGGCAATCTTCTTCCGAATATCCTCGGAGATAATCGGGACAAACGCTTCTGTGACTGTCTGTGTGCCGACATATTCACGGCTGATTATCATCTGCACTGGTGCTTTCGGCACGATACGCTTCCTCTTTTTATCTGCTTTCTTATCCTCGCCCATACTTAAATCTTCCTTTCCAGACAGGGCAGGAGAACGTCTGGAAACGCCCCGCCCTGTCAATCAGATACCATCAATCCCCGCTGTGCAATTCTTTCTGTAATGCTTCAAGGAGTGCCGCCGCTTCATCAGCGTTTAAAGTTATTCCTTTTCCGCACTTCTCACGGTTCGGGGAAAAGCTGCGGATGTCATATTTCGGCTCTCTCCCGTTCCATGAGATAAGATTGATTTCTTTTGTGTAGCCACTGTCACTCGCAGACAATACGGCGATTTCCTTTACAATCTTATATTGGATTTCTTTCATTTCCTGCCCCTTTTCTGTCTTGGCTTTCTGGTTTTTATCCGTCCAGAGTTTCATATTTACTTCCCGAAAAGAGAAGATTAGCGGCTGTCCTTGCTCCGTTTTCTCTGCAACTCACGTTCCAGAAGTCGTATGATGGTTTCCTCCATCTGCTTCGGCGTTGTGTTCTTCGGAAAGTATTTTTTCAGCTTGCTTGTGTTGATTTTCAAGGTTTCTTTCTGGTTTCCTTTTTTCTCGGTCATAATCGCAAATATCGTATCCATATCAAGCCGTCCGCTCTGGCTTAACTGTTTCATCCGCTGTGCCTGTGAGAGTGAGGGAGTTGCTTCTTCGCTCTCCATCGTGGCAAAGAGGTTTTCCTGCTCGTCTTTCTTCAAGAAGGACAGTTCCACCGCAGGTGTGAGGGCGATTCTCCCCTCGTCCACCATCTGCAAAATCGGCGGTATCAGTTCCGTCAATCGGATAAATCGCTGCACGGTCATCCTGCCCACGCCGAAGCCCTGTGCCACTTTGTCATCCGTCCGCAACTTCGTCACAACTTGTGACGAGGTTAAGTCCGTGCGAAACCCCTGCCGCTTCATGGCTTCGGATTTCATCTTGTAGGCAAACGCCCGCTCGCTCGGCAGGATATTTTCACGCTGTAAATTACTGTCTACAAGGGTAATGATGGCTCGGTCACGGTCTAAGGGCAGGACAAATGCAGGCACGGTATTTATCCCTGCAAGTTCAGAAGCACGGACACGCCGCTGTCCTGCAATCACTTCATAACCATTTCCGTCCTCTTTCGGGCGTGTGATTATCGGCGTGACAATGCCAAATTCCTTGATGCTTTCCGCTAATTCTGACAGCGTTTCATCCTCTGCCACATGAAACGGATTGTCGGGAAATGGGTACAAATCTTTGGTCTTTAACACCTTAAAATCCTGTTTCTTCATTCACATATCTACCTTTCTTTCATTCTGCTTTTATGGTTTTTCTGCAATTCTTCCAACACTTCTGGCGGTATTTTTGACAGCAGCCGCCCCATCTGTTCGTTGGTTCTCTGCAATTCAAATATCTTCTGATTCGCTTTCTGCACCTTTAATTCCTGCTCGTACTTTTCATCACGCATACGCCCCGCATAGTCTGATTCCTGCCCGATTCTCTCTTTCAAACTGTCGATATACGCCTGCTGTTTCCCGATTTCTTTAGAGAATTTCTCCACGTCTGGGAGCCATGCCGCTATCAGTTCCAGAGCCTTGTCACGCTTCTTCCCTGCGTTAAAGGCGTTGATGTCGGACAGGGCAGACACGATTTCCCCATACTGTTTATCAAGCCTGCCGCCCAATTTATAGAGCCATGTGGGGACGTGTTTCCGTTTCGTTTCCATTGAGGATTGCCCCCGTTCAAGCTGATTCCACCGTGAGGACATCCGCTCATGGTAGGCGGTCTGCCACTCGGATAATGATTTCTGGTTGCCTAAAATGGTTTTCGCTGACAGCTTGTTGTCTGGTGTAATCGGCACAAAACAGAGGTGCATATGCGGCGTTCTCTCGTCCATGTGGACGACAGCGGAGAGGATATTTTTCTCCCCGACACGCTCCGAAATGAAGTCCAGAGCCATCGTAAAATACGCTTTCTGTTCTTCGGGCGGTAACTGGTTCATAAATTCTGGTGAAGCCGTGATAAGCGTTTCCACCATCATCACGCTGTCTTTCCTTGTCCTGCACCCTGCTTCGGCTACCATGCGGTTAATCTCTTTCTTGTAGGTGTAACGTGGCGGTCTTACAAGGTGGTAGTTATTTTTCGAGCGTTCCATATCTATATCTGGATTGCTTTTATAGGCTTCTTTCTTCCGTTCATTGTGGCGTTCACAAGCCGCAACGCCGCCCGCTTTGCGTTTCTGGAAACGCAGGATTGCATAGGGCATCATTCATCATCTTCCTTTCTTCGGCGGGTAACTGCCCTTTGGGTGACAGCGGTGACAGTGGTGACAGCGATATTGGGATACCCCCTCGCATGAGCCGTCACCGTCACCCCGACATTCTTTTATCCGAAGCCGCAAGGCGCAGGATAGCAGGGCGACAGCCCTGCTTTAAGGGAGTCCAGAGGGAACGTCTGGCACACGGCTCTTTGCAGGGCAAAGTGTAGTGTGTTACACCCTGTAAACGCAGTCGGAAAAATCAGATGGATTTTTCTGACCGCAGGGGTGGTTTTACACGCCGAAAAGGGCGGGTGAATCCCACGCCTGCACTTTGCGTTTGCGGGGTGTTCTCCCGTAGGGATGACAGCGGCGGGGTATCCTAAAATCACTGTCACCGCCGTCACCGCTGTCACCCGCAGGGCAGAGCCGCCAACTTTACACGGCTTTAAGCGTCAATGACAGTAACAGGGGGTATCCCAATATCGCTGTCACCACCGTCACCGCTGTCACCCTCCCGCCTTGCAAGGGCAATCTGCCTGCCGTCTTTCCTGCGGCTGTACTGGTAGCAGATACGGTTCTCGCTTAAAAATGTGGTGCGGTATTCATTCAGCCATTTCGTAATCACCGTGGGTACGGTTTCCGTTTCCCCCATAGCGGCTAACAGTTCCGTTGCCGTGCCTGCCCATTCTTCCTTATCCCTCATAAAATCCACTAACCGAAAAAGGACATCTGGTATCGTTTCTTTCGCAAGCTGCTCCTGCGTTTTCCTCTCCACAAGTTCCCAACTGCAATCACGGAAACGCAGCGTGAATTCCTGATAAGGCGTATCCCTGCCTGTCACATACAGCTTGGCGGTATCGGATGCCCGTTTCTCCTTTTCCAGAACAAAGGTAGCGTCCGCACTCCCCGTTAAGCCTGTCGTCCCAGACACCTTGTTGAACACGTCGCTGTCATTCTGCTTTCGGATATGGTGTACGACTACCACCGCCAGAGAATGCCTGTCGGCAAAGTCTTTGATTAGGGAGATGTCCCCATAGTCGCTTGCATAGGCGTTGTCTTTTGAAGCTGTACGGACTTTCTGCAAGGTATCAATCACAATGAGCCTGCTGTCTGGGTAATCTTTCAGATAATCCTCAAGCTGCACGATAAGACCGTCTGACAACTTGCAGCTTGCCACGGCAAAGTGGAGCCGCCCGCTTGCTTCGTCCGTCAATCGGAACAGCCTGTCCTGTATGCGGCAGAACGTGTCCTCAAGGCAGAGGTAAAGCACATCGCCCTCCATTGTCGGCATATCCCATAAAGGGATTCCCTGTGACACGCATAGGCATAGCTTCAGCATGAGCCAGCTCTTGCCTATCTTCTGTGAGCCGCAGAACAGCGACAATCCTGTGGGAATAAGGCTGTCTACCACAAAGGACGGCTTCTCAAGCGGCTCATAAAGGAGCGTTTCGGCGTTGATTGTCTGTAACTTCTGCATGGGTTTCCTCCTTTCGGTCGGTGTTTTTGTTTTCGTTGCACATAGGCGTTGACCTCCTTAAAAATAGATTTACTCCCACGAAAAAAGTGAGAGTATGTAATGCCGCCAATCCCACACAAATAAAAAACAGATTTCTTTTTCGGTCGGTGTCGGTCACGGTTGGAGATACTTCTTCATTTCCGCCTTTACTTTCTCCTTTGCAATCGCAACAGATTTCTGTATTGCTGAAGCGGTGCAATGCTCCATCGCAGCGATTTGGTAAAAATTGAACCCATACTCGTAATAAAGCAGGAAACGCCGCCTTTGTATCTCTGGCAGGCTCTCAACCGCCTTACAGAGCGTTTCATTCCGTTCTTCTTCAATCATGCGTTCATCAAGGCTCTTAGGCACACGCAACGCCCGTCTGTAAAGGGTTTCGTCCCATACCTCGTTGAACTCCCTGTGCCGCTCGTCCCATTGGAGAAGATTCCTGTTCCTGCGTTCCATCTGCCGAAACTCCATAAAGAACTGTTCCGACACTTCCAACTCGTGGGATTTGCCCTGCCCGTCCTTAAAACTGATAAAATACCTTGTGCTACTTTCCGTGGATTCCTCCCGAAGCGTGTATGCCTTAACCCTGTATGCCATCCCGCTGTCCTCCTGCCAAAAAATAAGCGGGGAGATTTCACTCCCCACCCAGTAGCCCGCAGGATAATGGGATGTATTAGACGCTTACAAAATTTTCCGCAGCTTCTTCCGCAGATGGTCTAACCTCGCATAGATGGCACCAGTCGTCAAATGCACAAGTGGGGCAATCTCCTTTGTGGAATACCCCTGCATTTTCAGCAGGACGATTTTCAAGGTACGCCCGTCCACCGTGACTAATACTTGATAGAGATTTTCGCTCTCAATCTCGTCCAGTAACTCCGCAACCGTACCCACTTCCGTCTGCCGCTCCCTGTCTGCCATGTCCTCAAGGTATTCCGCAACGTCATTCGTCCATCGGTAAAACCGCCTGTTGGAATTGAAGTCTGCCCTGTCCGCAATGCGTATCTGCTCAATAGTCGCTTCATCAACGCCGCACTCACGCAGCAGCTTTTCCTCCGCTTCTTTCCAGATACGCCATTTCCTGTCCTCCCGTCCGTGGTTGTATGCCATGCTTCTTTTCCTCCAATCAGAATTGATTGAGAGGGCAGCAAAAGCCCCCTCATTTTCCCAAAGGAAAAAACAAGGGGGCTGAACGCCTTAAAATTTAATTTTCTATTATCTTTCTTAGTTTTATAAGGATTCTAGCTTTGCGTTTGTTCACAACGCTCTGGGTTATGCCCAACCTCTCCCCAACTTCACGCTCGGAAAGTCCGTCAAAAAAGATTGCCTGTATCAGCTCCTGTTCACTATCCGACAGCAAAGGCAGGGCGGCTTTCAGCCTGTCCACCATAACCGCATTGACAACGGTTTCCGCAATGTCCGCCGCTTCATCAGCGATAAAGTCCAGAGGATTCCCCTCTCTGTCCGTAAATCCATCCAGAGAAAGCAGGCTGTTCTTCGTATCTAATTTTTGCAGATAACGCCACCGTTCCTTATCTCGGTAGAAGTCTGTGTATTGCTCCCTCAAGACTTCCAGCAGACATCCTTGAATGGGGATAAACAGCTTGTCCATGTAGGTCTGGTCGGATTCCCTGCAGCGGCAGAAGTCCGTGTAAGATAATTCCACATAGCCGCCACTTTCCCTGATATATACCTTTCTTGGTGCATATTTCACCGTATTGTCCTCCAATCCGAATTTTTGAAATGTAAAATCCAGATGGAGAGGCGGAGAACGACACCGCATATCAGAAACAGCCCTGCGGCACTTTCCAACAAAAATCGACAAAAGAAAAACCGCAAAGGCTCTGTGACCTTTACGGTTATAGGAAATAATAATTCTGTTGTATAGAGATTGTACTTCTACTTTCAAGGTGAGAAGTACCGCTGCACTGGCAGAAATTTTTTTAACTGGTTTCCTGCCGTTCTCTGACATGCTATGTATTGATAAATTTTACTTCGTATGAGCAGATGAATAACCGCCCGAAAAAAGAACATAAAAAAATCCCTCCAAATTTAAAAACAAATTCAGAGGGTAATTTAGGGTATAACAAAATAACCCACCCGAATATCGTTTTTTTTATTTGGTGAGTTTGTTCTTTCAAATACGAAACAAAAAGAGCCGATGATTCGTGAATTGTTCCACAATTTCATCGGCTCTGCGTCTTAAGCGTCTGGCTCTTTGATGACAGTTATCTTCAAGTTGTCAACTTTAATCAATCTTTCCTGTCTGCATTTTGGACAATAAAGGGGATAATTCTTCAAAACAGTGTCCTTCCTAATTTTATTACGGGTTTTGCTCCCACAAACAGGACACAATATCCATTCGCATTTCATCATAATTAGTCTCTAATCCTTTCAAATCTCATTTTATACGACTTTTGCAAGCTGTTAAGCTAACTTGTGGAACATATGCCGAACCTTATCTATACGGCTATTCGGGCGGCGGGGTTGGCAAATAAATTTACCAATAGCTGGCTGGTATCCTTTTAACTCCGTCAAGCAGACTCCCTGCCCATTTGTGAAATAAGTTAAATCGTTCCTGTATTCTTGAATACATCTGGCAGGGATTTCTCCTTTCAGAATGACCTCGTCATTCTTTATCTGAGTACTTACAATATCTGCACAATACCTTGGGGCATCATGATACGCCCGTGAGAGATATTCCTGCGGTGCATAAATTTCAAAGTGGAGATATGGCTCTAATAGTTCTGTCCCTGCTTTTTTTAAAGCCTGCTCCAATACGATAGGGGAAAGCAGCCGAAAGTCTGCGGGGGTACTTACAGGACTATAATACAATCCATATTCAAAACAGATTTTACAGTCTGTCACTTTCCATCCATACAGCCCCTGCTCGCAGCCATAGAGAACCCCCTCCATAACCGCATTTTGGAACGATTGGTTTAAATATCCAAGTGAAACTCTGCTTTCATACTGCACTCCGCTTCCAATAGGGAGCGGCTCTATGGACAACCCGACAGAAGCCCAGAAAGGATTTGGCGGGACTTCTATGTGGATGGTATATTCTGCTTTTCTAAGCGGTCTTTCCATATATATAACAGTAGGCTCTTTTATTTCTGCCTCCACATGATATTTTTCCTCAAGGATGGCACAAATGACTTCCATCTGCACATTCCCCAAAAAAGAAAGTATAATCTCATGCGTTGTAGTATCCACATAATATTTTAAAAGAGGGTCGCCATCTGAAATTTCTGTAAGTGCCCCAAGCAATATTTCCCGCTGTTCAGATTTCTTTACTGCAATCGTTGTTTGGAGCATAGGGAGAGGATTTTCAATAAATTTTCTCTGCGGCAACAGCATTTCGTTCCCCAAAATACTGTTTAGCTGCAAAACATCATTTGGTAAAATTACAATATCACCAGAGCAGGCTGTATCGGATGGATATAATTCACCGTTTGTCGGAACACACATCTCTGTGATTTTTATTTTCTCTTTTTCAGATATTCTAATGACATCCCTCAAATGCAATGTTCCGCTATATATACGCACATAAACAAAACGCCGCCTTTTCTCTGAATATTCAATCTTAAAAACCTGCCCGCATAGTTCAGATTGACCTTCAGGCGTTGATGAATAAAATTTACTGGCAATCACTTCTATAAGCTGCCGAATCCCCAGATTGTTTTTAGCGCTTCCGTGATAAACGGGAAATAACGTTCCGTTTTGGAATCTCCTGTTTTCTTCCTGTTCCAGTTCTGACATTTTAAACGGTTTCCCTGACATATATTTCTCTAATAGTTCATCGTTTCCCATAATTACCGCATCCCACTGTTCCATATCGTCATTGTCCGTTACATTTATATGGGGATGCTGCCCAACCTTTTGCTTCACTATAATTTCCGAAGAAAGCTTTGCTTTCATTTCCCGATATACCATTGGCAAATCAATCCCCTCTTGGTCAATTTTATTGATGAAAAAAATTGTCGGAATCTTCATTGTCTGTAATGCATGAAACAGTATACGGGTCTGTGCCTGTATGCCATCCTTTGCAGAAACTAATAATACTGCTCCGTCTAATACGGATAAAGAACGGTATACTTCCGCCAAAAAATCCATATGGCCTGGCGTATCTATAATGTTGACTTTTACATCCTCCCACTGAAAAGATGTCACTGCTGTCTGGATAGTGATTCCCCTTTGACGCTCCAAATTCATTGTATCTGTCCTTGTTGTGCCTTTATCTACGCTCCCTAGTTCTGCAATTGCACCACTGGTATACAATAAACTCTCCGTTAATGTTGTCTTTCCTGCGTCAACGTGAGCCAGAATACCTAAGTTAATTATTTTCATGTGATTTTCCTCCTATCAACACCCAAAAAAGGGCATAAAAATACCCAGTGATAAATACTCCTATCACTGGGCAAATAACTCCAATAGCCCCAAAACACTTATATGTTTTCGGGCATATAAAATTACATGATAAAAGTATTCTTAAACTGGGTACAAAAAACTAAGCCCCATATTAAAAGTGAAACGGGACTGCTACTTTTTGTTCCCACTATCAAATTGACAGTTTATTTAAGAATACCTTGCCGCATATTTATTAACTCCTTGTATAAAACTGAATCTAATTATATTCCTTAACCCTTTATTTGTCAAGCTGACAAACTAAAGCAAAAAAAGCGGCAGGATTTCACCCTGCCACTAATCATCTGTTTATGCAAAAATAATTTCCTTTTCCACAATCTCCCTCGCACAAGCCCTTATGTTATTGAGGCATCCTGTCCATTCTAAGGCGTTTTCTGCCTTTAGCTGTTCCGTTATGCCCTGTGCCTGTTTCATACCCTCTATGAGCCTTTCAAAGCGTTCCTGTGCCTGTCTGTCAATGTCGGCAAGGTAAGCGTTAAGTCTGCCGCTTGTAAGAAGATTGGTGTATGTAACTTTACAGTGATGCTTCAGATAATCCAAATGCCGCTGCCCCCAGATACCTATTGCCTGTTCTTCTTCGGCGGGTAAAGTTATACATGGAATTAGATAATCGCCTTGCCTTTCGTATTTGCCGCCCAGTTCCTCAAATAATGATTTTGCCATTGTCTGTTACCTCCACATTCTTTTTTATTTTGAATGTCCGCAAAATCCGTCCTACATCTCCCGGACGCCACGGACAGTCCAAATCATGCAACGCCACAAGGCGGTCCTGCACATTGGTGCCAGCACCCATCTTGGCAGTGCTTCCTAATAGGACACGCACCTGCCCGGTGCGGACCTTGGAGAACAGTTCCTTTTTCCGTACCTCTGTGTTGGCTTCGTGGATAAAGGCGATCTGCTCGGCAGGCATCCCCTGGGCGATGAGCTTCTGGCGGATGTCCTCATAGATGGTAAAGGCAGGCTCCGGTTCATCCAGTGGGATTGCTTCTTCCAACCCGTGAAGCAGCGGATTGTCCAGCTGTTTGGCTGCCTTTTTGGAGAGAGCTGACTGGGGCGTGGAAATGTCGCAGAACACCAACTGGGTCAGCTTGTCAGCTTTGCCGTCCCGCCAGATCTGCATGATGTTGTCCACACACTGATTGACCTTTGTGCCAGATTCGTCCGGCAGCATCTGGTTGACGATCCTCTGGTCAAGCCCCAGCTTACGGCCATCCGAGGTAATCTTGAGCATATTGTCCTGAGACGGGTCAACGGTTCCGCTGTGTACCAGCGATGCACGCTCCGAAAGAGCCTTGACCATTTCCTGCTGATGTTCGGTAGGCTGCGCCACGATGTTGTGGTATTCCACCTCCGGGGTGGGCAGGTTCAGTTGGTCGGCGGTCTTGATGTCCGCCACTTCTTTGAACAGGTTCATCAGCTCCGGCAGATTAAAGAACTTGCTGAATCTCGTTCTTGCCCGGTAGCCGGTGCCTTCCGGTGCCAGCTCCAATGCTGTGACGGTCTCTCCAAATCGGGAAGCCCAGCAGTCGAAGTGGGTCATGTTCAGTTCTTGCAGGCGTTCATACTGAAGATAACGCTGCATGGTGTAAAGCTCGGTCATGGAGTTGCTGACCGGGGTGCCGGTGGCAAAAATCACGCCACGGTTTCCGGTGATCTCATCCATATAGCGGCACTTGGCAAACATATCGGAGGATTTCTGCGCGTCCGATGTGGACAGACCAGCCACATTCCGCATTTTTGTGTATAGAAACAGGTTTTTATAGTTGTGGGCCTCGTCCACAAACAAACGGTCCACACCCAGCTGCTCGAAGGTTACCACATCGTCTTTTCGCCCTTCGGCTTGCAGCTTTTCCAGTCTGGCTTCCAGAGACTTTCTGGTACGCTCCAGCTGCTTGACGGTAAAACGCTCGCCGCCGCTGGCCTGTACCTCTGCAATCCCCTCGGTGATCTCGTCGATCTGCTCATAGAGAAGCCGTTCCTGACGCTCCCGGCTGATGGGGATACGCTCAAACTGACTGTGTCCCATGATGATGGCGTCGTAGTCACCGGTCGCAATACGGGCGCAGAACTTCTTGCGGTTATGGGTCTCAAAGTCCTTTTTGGTTGTGACTAAGATGTTGGCAGAAGGATAGAGGCGCAGAAACTCCGATGCCCACTGCTCAGTCAGGTGGTTGGGAACCACAAAGAGAGATTTCTGGCACAAGCCCAGGCGTTTGGCTTCCATCGCAGCGGCCACCATCTCAAAGGTTTTGCCCGCGCCTACTTCGTGTGCCAGCAGGGTATTTCCGCCATACAGCACATGGGCGATAGCGCTTTTTTGGTGTTCCCGCAGGGTAATGGCCGGGTTCATGCCGCCAAAAGTGATATGGCTGCCATCATACTCGCGGGGACGGGTAGCGTTCATTTCTTCGTTATACTGGCGCACCAAAGTCTGGCGGCGCTCCGGGTCTCTCCAGATCCAGTCCCTAAAGGCTTCCCGGATAGCCTGCTGTTGTTGGGCAGCCAGAGTGGTCTCCTTGGCATTCAGCACGCGGCGCTCTTTTCCGTCTGCGTCCTCTATGGTGTCATAGATACGGACATCCCGCAGGTTCAGGCTGTCCTCCAAAATCTTGTAGGCATTGGCACGGCTGGTTCCGTAGGTGGTGTAGGCTGCCACATCGTTGTAGGATACAGAAGATTTCCCCTTGATCTGCCATTCAGCAGTAAAGGAGGAATAGTTGACCTCAATGCTGCGCTGGAGATAAACCGGGGTGTTGAAGGTCTCATACATAAACTGCTGGATGTACTCCTTGTCAATCCAGGTAGCGCCCAGACGCACCTCGATCTCCGACGCATTCAGGTCTTTGGGCTGGGCGGCGGTAAGGGCTTCCACATTGACTGCATAAACCGGGTCCTGCTGTGCCGCCCTCTGTGCCTGACGCAGTTTGCGGCGTACATTGCCGGAAAGGTATTCATCAGCAGTCACATAATGGGGCGATCCGTCCTGTTCCAGCTGTCCCGGTACACGGAAGATCACACCTTGCAGTTCTCCCTCCAGTTCTTCTTTTGTTTTTCCGCTAAGCTGGCTCATATAGCCCATATCTACGCAGGCTTTTTCCGAGATGGACACCGCCAGTGCTTCGCTTGCCGTATCCACAGCAGCCACTGCCTGATGGGGCTTGATGGTTCGTTTGGTGAACATATCCGCCTTGCGCTCCAGCTTTCCGTCCTCGTCAATAACTTCCAGCGCACAGAGCAGGTAATAGGAAGAATCGTCTGCATAGGCCAGGCGGTTTGCACGGTCATTGATGAGACCGTATTTGGCAGAAAAGCTGTCATAGAGCCGGTTCAGTTCCGCCTGTTTTTGGGTAATGGTGCTGTCTGGAACCGCTGCATCCATCTGAAGGTCGATCAGTTCCTGCACACAATCACGCAGTCCCACAAGACCTTTCACGCGGGCTTCGGCGGTGGCGTTGAGGTCAGGGCGCACCATGCGGCTGTTTTCCCGATAGTACACCTGCCCGTCTACAATGGCATAGGAATAGTTCTTCACATTTGGGTCGGCAGGAATGGAGGTGTCAATGGCTTCGCCTTCGCCCAGCTCCGGCAGCTCTGCCTCCTGATAAGTGCCATGAATGTACTTCACCGCATCATGCAGCTGGTCGGAAAGCTCCAGTCCCTCGATAGGGTTCACGGTGTAATCCATACCATGAGCAGTGCTTACCGGCTCCTGTCTGCCCAGCACCATTTCCGGGTGGTCGATAAAATACCGGTTGATGGCAAACCCATCCTCCGTTTGTCCGGTCTGCGTCCACTCTGGTGCAATGTCCAGCGGACGGTCCCGCTTTTGGAGAAAGATGATGTCCGATACAACCTCGGCACCGGCATTCTTTTTGAACGCGTCATTAGGCAGACGGATCGCTCCCAGCAGCTCGGCACGCTGGGCAAGATAGCGGCGCACGGTGGAATCCTTGGCGTCCATGGTATAGCGGGAGGTCACAAAAGCTACCACACCGCCGGGGCGCACCTGATCCAGTGCTTTGGCGAAAAAGTAGTTGTGAATACTAAAGTTTAACTTGTTGTAAGTTTTGTCGTTGACCTGATACTGACCGAAAGGCACATTGCCGATGGCAAGGTCAAAGAAGTCCCGCCTGTCAGTGGTCTCAAAGCCGCCTACTGTGATGTCCGCCTTGGGATAGAGCTGCTTTGCGATGCGCCCGGAAATCGGGTCCAGCTCCACACCGTATAGACGGCTGTTTCTCATTTCCTCCGGCAGCATACCGAAGAAGTTGCCCACACCCATAGATGGCTCCAAAATATTTCCGGTCTCAAAGCCCATGCGCCCCACCGCTTCATAGATTGCCTGGATAACCGTAGGGCTGGTGTAATGGGCATTGAGGGTAGAGCTTCTGGCGGCGGCATATTCCTCCGGGGTCAGCAACTCTTTCAGCTGGGCATACTCGGAAACCCATGCCAGTTTTTCCGAGTCAAAGGCATCTGAAAGACCGCCCCAGCCCACATAACGGGAAAGAATCTCCTGTTGTTCGGGGCTTGCCTGCTGTCCGGCAGCTTCCAGCTCTTTCAGCAAACGAATGGCATTAACATTTGCCTGGAACTTGGTTTTTGGACCGCCTTCGCCCAAATGCTCATCGGTAATGCGGAAGTTCTGTGCATTGCGGCGCAGGTTAGCCTTGTATTCCTCATAGGAGGCTTCCTCGGCAGCTTTGGCATTGGGGAAGGTCTGCCACTGGCCGTTGACCTGAATGGAAACCGGGTGTTCATCCAGCACTTCCTCAAAGGTTTTCTCCGGCTCTGTTACAGGGGCTGGCGGCTCCGGCTCCTCAATATGCAACCGTTCCACCACCACATCATAAGGTAGATGGTTCTTATCGCCCGGATAGACGGCCATGGTCTCGGAATGGAAGGTCGGGGATTCGGTAGCCGGTTGGGGCTGTTCCTGTCCAAAGCCGTCCTGCTGACGGGCATACATCCCGCGCAGCAAAGGCGCAACCTCATCCCAGCGGAAATACAGCACAGCCAGACGCTTTTCCTCTGCGTCCAGGACTTCCAGCTCCATGCCCTGTGCCGTGGTACGGTAATCGGCAATATCGCCGGTCTCCAGATTCAGGGTCTCAATCTCATGAGGGTAGGCTCTGCTCAGCCAGTAGGCGATCTCACTGTTGCTCCTGCCAGATTGCAGTAGCGTGGAAAGCTGCTGTTTATCCGCTTCATCCATCAGTCCATGGGCCAATACATCCCGCAGGTCTTGATCTGCCTTGTCCGGGTCAATGGGAAGAAACTCGGTATAGTAAGCATTGCGGCGGTCTGCCCGAAGCAGCTGCTCGAACTGTTCTTTGCGCTCTGCCCGATAGATGGGATATACCATGCCGGTAGGCAGAAGCTGCACGGTGTCATCCCGTAGCTCGGTGATCTGATAGGCGTCATCCTCGATATACACGGTATCGCCCACGGCATAAACCGGGGCGGCAGGATCATAGGAGGTTCTTTGCGGAGTCGGGCGGCGAACGGCATCATATTCCTCATCGGAAATGGAAACCTCGGAAGTCTGTTCTGTCTCGGCAGCTGCGATCTGCTCTACATCCGACACCACCTGCTGGATAAACGGGTCATTGTCCAGTTTTTCCGGGTCTGCCACCTGGCCGTTGACGATCCCTCTTTCCTCCAGAGCTTCCCGGATGGCGATTGGGTCGATGTCGTCAAAACGGTCCTGTTCTTCTTCGGTATAGAACCGATCCTCCTGAATAAGCTGGGCAAGCCTGCGCTGTACCTTCGGCCAGGGCAGCTGCGTTTCCTCCGGGCTTCCGGCACGGACAACGAACAGGCTGTTGCTGTTACTGCCGCCGTATTCCTGAGCCAGCCATGCAGCGGTATCTTTCTCTCTTGCATGGTCTTTCATATAACGGACGACAGCGTGTTTACTCTCGATATTGCCGTTCCATGCACAAATGGCAGTATCAATATCTTCCTGAGAAAGAGGGCGCAGAAGTTCATGGAGCTTTGGATAGGTTTCGTCGATCACTTCCCGGTGCAGTCGCTGTCGGAACTCCGGCACATCCGAATAGAGGCGGATCAGCTCCATATCCTTAGAACCAAGGACCGCACGGCGCACAGCGGCATTGCCCTCGATGACAGCATTTTCACGGTCAGAATGCCCGCAGGCATTGCGGTATGCGGTATCCTCGGAAATGGCGGCAGTCACCACAGTCTTATACTGCTCAAACTGCTCCCGAAGGGTAGGCTTTGGCGTTTCTTTCTCCACCTCCGGCTGCTGGGCTTGGATGGCATCTTCTTCTGCCAATTCCTTTTCAGCCTGGATTTTGTCATACTGCGCCTGTTCCTGTTCGGTAAGATAGCGGCCTTTCTGGACAAGAGAGGTAATGCGCTTGGCAACCTTTTCCCAGTTCAAGTGAACATCCGGGCAGTCCTGCTTTTTATAGTGCAGTCCTTTCCCATCGTGATCTTCGCCGCTGTGTGTTGCGCCGGACAGGGCATGAGAGCGTCCGCCAATGCCATACTCGTCTTTGAGGAATCTCACTTTCTCCTTATCCGTATGGTTTGCCATGAAGAACGCATAGATACGGCCTTTTCCTCCGGCGAAACTGCTGCCGCCGGTCATAGCGGCGTCGATCTCATCCTCGGTAATGAAGTGCTGGACGGTTGGCACTTGGGAAAGCTCTGAAGAAAAGGTCCTGCGGGGCAGGTCAAGGTCCTTCAGGTTCTCCCAGATCTCCCTCGGTCTATGATAGCGAAAACGCAACAGGTCACGGTCCTGCTGATAGGCAGTCCAGAAGGCAGCGTATTCTTCCTTGAGTGTCTGGCGGAAAGCCGGGTCACTCAGCTGCTCCGTCAGGCGGCGGGTCTCCTCCGGGAAACCATTGCCTTTGATCTCTGACAGGCAGGACAAATATCCGGCTTCTCTGGCTTCCTCGCTGAAATCGTGGTACAGATGCCAGAGCTTTTCTGAAAGGAGGGAGCGTTCATAGCCTGCCGCTTCTGCAAGCTCCACATTGGAGGCAAACTGACCACTTTCCAAAAGCTCCCCGATACGCTCTGCGGCGCTCTCCCAGGAAATGACCTGGGCAGACCTGTCATAACGGACAGACTTCCCGTGGGAAAGATGGATACCATCCTCGGCATACCATGCGCTCACACTGCCAAGGCCGTTACCGCCGTGGTACAGCGTTTTCAGTATCTCAGCAATCTCAGCGGTGGTTTTCTGCTTTTCAAAGGCTGCAACCACACGCTCCCTTTGACGGTCTGTATTACCGCCCAAACGCAGCACATGGTCGATGTCATTTTGGGCAAAAGAAAAAGCAGAGGATGTATGCGCTACATTCTCTGCTTCATCTATGGATTGGATCTGTTCCGCTTCGGAGAGGAACAGGTTTAGAGTCAGCTGTTGATAAGCTCCGTCATCAGGATTTCCTCGGCCTGAGCTTTGCAGGTGTTCATCAGCCCCACCCACTTCATGGGATCGCTGGCTTTCAGTTCCTCGGTGGCTCCCGCTTCCTTCGCCAGCTGGGGCATCATCTGCTCCAGTCTGCTCTGGGCGGTCTCGTCGATCTCCAGAAGGTGCGGGTACAGCTTCTCGCTCAGCAACATCTGGTTGTAGAGGATGGGACGGTGTTCCTTCAGGTAGGTTTTCCTCATCCTGCCGTACTTGCCCAGGGGTTTCTCCGGCTGCTGGCTCAGCTTCAGGTCGGGAATCAGATAGTCTCCGTTCTGGATATAGGTCATGGGATTGTTCATCTTGTTTGCTCCTTTCTTGGTTGGCTTCGCGCTCTGCATTTCGGACGGTAACGCCGATCTGCCGCAGCACCTGCTGGTTGATCTGGCTGACCGCTGTTCCCAACGCTCCGATGGTTGCCGGAGTATTGAAATCAAAGATCGCCATGAAATCTTCGTGGTCGAAGTAGCGTTCCGGTTCCAGTCCACAGCGGGACATCAAAGCATAAGTGATACTGACGGTGGCTGCTGCCTTGAACTGTACTCCGATGTTAAACTCATCATATTCCTCCAAAAAGGAACCGTCAACGATATAGAAGAAGTCCTGCTGATGCTCCGTCCAGTATTCCTCAGCCAGTTTTCCGGCTACCTCAGTGAGCTGTCCGGCAAGGTCATCACCGGAAACATCATAGGTGCGCTCCAGCATGACCTGCACGGAATCCAGATGGCGCTCCTCCAGCTGCCACAGCCAGGGAGTGCGGGAATGTTCACGGGTTCCGGTGTCGGAAATATCAAAAACATAGCGCAGGCGGGGTCTGTCCCCGGAATCGTCCACCAGAGCGATCCCCTTGGAGCCGCGCCTTACATACCGCCCCATCTTTTCATTCCACAAATCGTACTCTGCACAGGCGGTAGCGTCCGGACGCTGGGCGTAGATCATCAACTGCTCATGGAACGGGTACTTGTAAAGGCGGGAAGCAGTGGTGAGAAACCCTGCCCATTCCTGCCAGCTTCCCGTGAGCTGCGTTGCCACTTTCTCCGCCATCTGTGCATATAGTTCAGCTTTGGTTGGCATAGTGTTCTGTCCTCCTTTCAGTTTTGGGGTAAAAAGGTGGGGTGGCATATTGCCACCCCATCCCTGCGATTATAGTGTTTACTGGTCAAAATCCGGATACAACTCCAGCTCGGCAAACTCGGCATCACTCATGGCCTGGAGCTTGCCCAGTGCGCTGTCTGTCAACTCCCGCAGCTCGGTTTCCTCCGGGGCCAGCTCGCCGCGCATCTCACGTAGGCTGTCGATCAGTCCGGTGCGGCTGCCGGTATTGTAAATGCACATCAGGTTCATTTCCTCAAAAGTAAAGTTTCCCATATCAAATCTCCCTTTCCGCACTCTTTTTTGGCGCTGTCTTTTTGTGTTCTGCCTTGGGCTGGCTTTTCAGCTGCTCCATGACGGACTTTTTCTTTTCCCGTTCCTCCCGATGGGCAGCGGTAGCCAAATCCATGAGGGAAATGGGCTGACCGTTGCGGGCCTGCTGTTCCAGCTCTGCCACCGTAGGCTCTTTTGCGCCATTGTTGATGATACCGTCGATCATGCCGTAATCGTCCTCCACGGCCATCTCCGCATTTTTCAACGGATTTTCCGACAGGAATCCGGGGATCTGGGTAAAACCAACACTGTCACAGTAATGACAGGATACCTTACCGTCCTGCTTGATCGCAACGATGTCACTGACACTCATAGAAGGACTGTGAAAATCCGCCGGCTTTTGCAGATTAAACTGCTCATATAGTTTTTCCAGCTGCTCCGGTACCGTGCCAGACTCCCTCAGCGGAGCTGTGTAAATGAGGTCATAATTGCTGCGGTCTATGGAAATGTCATGGGACTTTAACCAATCCAGATTCATAAAGCGCACATTCTGCGGATCGTCACGGCTTACCTGATAGATTGCAAAGCAATCTCTGTTCTGGGAGAGAAATGCCTGTTCGCGTTCCTGCTGATGTTCCTGACGCTCCATGACCTTTTCGTGGAACTGAGGGCTTTTCTCCCATTCCTCACGGTCCACGCCAAAAAGACCGCCATGATCCATGATTTCCTGCGGGTCAAACACCATGCTCTCCGTATTGTCCTCATGCAGCACATAAACGGTCAAACCGGCGGCATCCAGTTCCAGCGCCCGTTCTCTGGTAACAGGGAACATCCCATCATAGGAGTAGCCGTATTCCTGCATATCTGGTGTGGAGACCTGCTCATCCGGCATGGGGTATTCATCCAGTGCCTGCTCCTGTGCTTCCGGCAGCTGGGAAGAAGCAGCCATCTGACTGACCTCTGCCTGCATCTGCTGGTAGGCAGCTTCCTGCAAGGTCTCAATCATGGACAACGGTGCGTATTTTACCGAGTCTCTGCCCAAATCGTTGTCATCACAAATCTGGAGAACTGCCTTCATGCGGGAAATCTCCGGCATATCCAGCTGACCACCATCCAGCTCTTTCATGGATGCGGCATCGTAAAGGGTATAGTCCCAGCCGCTGTCACAGGACTGGATATGAAGATAGGTGGCATTGTCGATCAGAAACAAAGCCTCCTGCTGATTGGCGTCCGCCCCCAGCACTTCCATTTCCGGCATTGCCGCAGCCAGTTCCTTTACCGCTTTTTGCACCAGAGGATTATCACGGTAATAGTCGATTGCCTGGATGGTGTCCAGGTCAATGGTCTGGCCGGTCAAAATCGGAAAAGGTCCTTCATAGTCGCTTCCGTCTTTCAGCTCAAAACCAATGCCCTTGATCCCGTTCATTCGTTCTGCCGGAATCTCCTGATAAATGCGGATTGCTTCCTCCAAAGACAAGTTATCGTGGTATTCTCCGAGGTTTGGAAATTCCATGCACTCTGCTACATAGTAAGTCAGATTGCTAGTTGGCTGCTCTATCGGGGCGGTTTCCGGCTCTGCCTTTGCATGAGGGTCGATTCCGCGCTCTTTGCAGATTTCCTTATAGTGGCGCTCAATGTCGGAGATCAAAGTGCCGGAGGTTTTGTTGATGGTCTCCAAACTGGCTCTCAGTTCTTTCAGCTCCTTGCCTTGACTCCAACTGGCAATATAGCCAAAGCTGTTTTCTCCAGTCTCGATGCCAAAATACTTGCAGACCGCATAGGAGATGCTTTCAGCCTCCACTTCTTCCGTGTGACGATCTTTCCTCTGTTTCTGCAAAAACTGGGAGAGGGTAGAAAAGCCACCGGTAAAATTCAGCCCTTTTTCCTCGGTCAGCATCAAGCGTCCATCTTCCGTCAGTTCCAACGGCTCTGTCAGCAGAACGGAGCCTGCATGGTTTACAACCACTCGTTCTTCCACACAGACCGGATCTCCAGGATCGTAGTCAGAACCGCGCAGGTCATAGCAATAAACGCCCTCTGGCAGATTATCGCGAGCAATCCGTCCGTTGGAGAACAGACCAAGTTTATCAAACAGCTCGATCTCCTGATATTGCTCGTCATTGGTAATCTGGATCTTTTTCTGATTGTGGAGCTTGCTGTGGGCAATCTCGTGTACTGTGGCTGAAACCGTCTGAACCTCACTCATGCCCTGACGAATGGCAATTTTCTGATGATCAGCAGAAAAATAGCCGTCCGTATCAGCAGCCATTGCTTCAAAAGTAATCGGCACCGGTGCGCTGCGGCGCAGGGCCTCCATGAATGCCTCATAATTTGGCACATTGCCGGAAAGGGATGATGCAAGCTCCGGCAAAGGTTTCCCGTCGGTCTGGCTCACATCAAAGACCTTGACCGGACGAAACATGGGGATCTCGATTTCTTTTTCCTCTGTAACGATCTTTCCGTCTTTATCCAGAATCGGAGCCTTGGTATCTGGGTCCAGCTTCTGCTCCTCGATTTTCTTCTTATACGGTGTGGGAGCGATGATGGTAATGCCATGCTCGCCCTTTTTTACATGACGCTCAAACTGGTCTTTCCACTTATTGTATCCGGCTACCAAAGTGGCATCCGGCTTCTGCATATAGATGAGCATGGTGTTGTTTACCGAATAGCGGTGAAATCGGGACATGACGGACAGATAGCGCATATACTTTTCACTCTCAAACAGTTCTTTGATGCCCTGCTCGATGCCATCTGTGATTTCCCTTAGCCGTTCTCGGTTGGTGGGTTTGTTCTCAGCCATGATTTTCAATCTCCTTTCCAAGTGTGTGATTTCTGCTGTGTGTTCTGCAATCCATGCCTTTTGTTCTTCTTCACTTTCATAAAGAAAAAGGTCCAGCAGGTACTCTACATAGGCTTTCTTCTGGATTGCTTCCACAAAACGGGGGTGCGGTTCTTCCTCCGGTGTCCTGGGAGAACGGTCGGCTTCCCATTTTTTCAGCAGATAGTAGTAATCGGACAGTACGCGATAACAGCGCTGTCGATCCTCCCGAAACTTCTGTGCCTCGGTTTTTTGCCGGACATATCTCCTGCGGGGCGGGGCCTGACTGTCATAGATCAGGCCAAAGTCCTGTGCCAGTTTCTCCGCCGCTTCTTTTGGGGAGAGGTTAAAGAGCTTTGCGGTAAAGTCGATCACATCCCCATCTGCACCGCAACCAAAGCAGTGGAACCGCTGGTCTACCTTCATGCTGGGGTTCTTATCATCGTGAAAGGGACAGCAGGCCATACCATTTCGTTTGACCTCGATCCCATAAAACGCTGCCGCTTCTCTGGTGCTGACCGACTGCTTGACCGCTTCAAATACATTCTCTGCCATGTGCCTTTAACTGCCGGACTTTTTCACAGGGGGCTGGTATCCGGCGGCTTTCGCACGCTCACTGGCAGCTTTGCGACGCTCGGCGCTGTATGGCTCCCGGACTGATACACACCGCTTGGGGACGGTAAAGTTATGGGCGTCCTTTCGGATGATCTGGTCGGGGTGCTTTTTTGCCAGCAGTTCCAGCTTCTCCATCAGATGGGGATCGTGGGTGTAGACCTCAGCCATTGGTTCTGCCTGGTTATAGAGGAGAATGGTTTCCCGTTCCACTAAAGAGAGCTTCATCGGCTGCCTCCTTTCCGCTGGTCAAATTCCAGCTTGAAGTTGGCATACTGTCCATCGTCCTCCAAAACCACAGTGGCATCGTAGGTCTTGCCGGTTTTCTCCGAATATAACCCCGTCACACGGACACGGCCATCGTTCAGCAGCGCAGACACCACAGCCTTGGTCGGCTGTTTTTTCTTGGCAGCCCACCATTTGTTGTTTTTCCAGATTGCAAATCTGCAAGAATCATTCTGACAGAAGAAGCCTTTTTGCAGTTCTGCAACTTCACCGCCGCAGCGAGGGCATTTGCCCACCACCTCGTGGGGCGGAGTGAACAGGTACTCAGTTCCCTTGATGACCTGATAAGTCCCCACCAGATCTTTCAGCATGGTGCTGATCCCGGCCAGAAACTCCTCTTTGGCAAGCTGCCCGCGCTCGATCTCACCCAGGCGATACTCCCACTCGGCAGTCAGAAGCGGCGATTGCAGTTGTTCCGGCAGCACCGTGATAAGGGATACTGCATCGTGGGAAGGAAGAAGCTGCACCGTTTTTCTGTTCTTTTTTCGCTCCAGAAAACCGGCAGATACCAGCTTTTCCAAAATACCGGCACGGGTGGCCGGTGTCCCCAGACCTTTTCTCTCAGCATCCTCTGGCATATCATCTTTCCCGGCAGTCTCCATTGCGGACAATAGGGTGTCCTCCGTAAAGTGCTGAGGCGGACTGCTTTTGCCTTCTTTGATGATTGCCGCAGAAACCGAAAGTGTCTGTCCTTCGGTCAGCTCCGGCAGGGCTTTCTCTACGCCCTCTTTTTTCGGCTCTGTATCCTTCATTTTGGCACGATAAGCGTCCTCCAGTGCTTTCCATCCGGGGTGCTTCACTGTTTTTCCTTTTGTGGTAAACTCCCCACCGGCACACGCTGCAATCACAACGGTTTCCGAATAGATATGGGGCTGGGCTACGGCGCACATCAGACGCAGGGCCACCAGCTCCAGCACCGCTTTTTCTCCCGCAGGAAGGGCAGAAAGGTCTGCATCCTTGAGATTTCTGGTAGGGATTACTGCGTGGTGGTCGGTTACTTTCTTATCGTTGATTACCGTCTGCGGATCACAGGTAATGGCGATTCCTTTGCGAAACGGCATAGCATTGGCAACCAGATTCACCAGCACCGGCAGGCTGTCTGCCATATCGCCAGTCAGATAGCGGCTGTCAGTACGGGGATAGGTGCAGAGCTTCTTTTCATACAGGCTTTGCAGATAGTCCAGGGTCTGCTGGGCTGTAAATCCAAGCAGGCGGTTGGCATCTCTTTGCAGAGTAGTCAGGTCATAGAGGGCAGGCGGCTTTTCGGACTTTTCCTTGCACTCCACCTTTTTGATTGTGACATTTACGCCCTGACAGGCTTCTTTCAGCTGCTCAGCAGCAGCCTTATCCGCCATGCGCTCCCCGGATACGGTAAGACCGGGCAGCTCCAGCGCCACGGTATAAAAGGGAATCGGCTGAAAGGTGTCGATCTCAGCTTCTCGCTGAACAATAAGCGCCAGCGTCGGGGACATCACGCGCCCGATGTTGAGGGTTCGGTGATACAGCACGGAAAAAAGCCTTGTCGCATTGATCCCCACCAGCCAGTCGGCCTTGGCACGGCAGAGGGCAGCATCCCGAAGTCCGTCATAGTCCGCACCGGGGCGCAGGTTTGCAAAGCCTTCCCTTATGGCGGAGTCCTCCATCGAAGAAATCCAGAGCCTTTTCATCGGCTTCTTGCAACCTGCCAGCTCATAGACGCTACGGAAGATCAGCTCACCCTCGCGTCCGGCATCACAGGCATTTACCACTTCCGTCACCTCCGGGGCATTCATCAGCTTTTTGAGAATATCAAACTGCTTTTTCTTATCTTTTCCCACCACCATCTGCCAATGTTCCGGCAGGATAGGCAGATCATCATATCGCCACTTGGCATACTTTGGGTCATAGCTGTCTGCATCCGCAAGACCGGCCAGGTGGCCCACGCACCAGCTGACACGCCAGCCGTTGCCCTCCAGATACCCGTCCTTACGGACGGTTGCGCCGATCACAGCCGCCAAATTCTGGGCAACTGATGGTTTTTCGGCAATTACCAATTTATGTTGAGCCATGATGGTTCCTCCTCTCTTTGAGCCATCGGGACATTTCCCGGTGACAGATACCTACGCAGGGTCTTCCATAATTCCCGCAACCATAGCAGGGGTGGCTGTGGGGTAAAGAAGGAGGACGGGAAGTTTCCTTCCCGCCCTCCGGCCTGCGTGTCATCATGCGTTCATAGGGACTGTCTGTGAAACGGGTCATTTCACACTGTCCTCATCATCTTCTTCTGTGCTGCCCCCGTCAGCGTCCGGCTCGTCCGACTCCTCATCCTCGGTTTCCCATTCCTCGGAATCCTCCTCGCCATAATCATAATCGTCCAGACTGTCATTGCCCTTGGTCTTAGGCTTGTTCTTAACGAGCTTCAAGTAGGCAAATACGCCACCGCAACCAAGCAGAGCCAGCAAAAGGACCAGCGCAGCCGGGTTCAATCCGGCAGGCTTCTCTTTTTCCGGCTCCGATGTTTCTGCCGGAGGTTCCGGTGCTTTGCCCGTACATTTACTCTTATCAGTTGCGCAGACCGGGCAGGCCGTATTGACTGCCCCTGCTTCACATTTTGTCGTGCAGCTACACACAGCAGCCGGCTCCTCTTTGACATTTTCATCTTCCATCAATGCCATCAAATCTGCTTCATCCACCTGGTTCAGAAAGTGAACAGCAGTCTTTTTATCCTCATTAGCCCTGTCGATCAAAATGTAAAAATAGTTGCCAGCCTTGGTGGTAACGGTAATGAGCTGCTTATTGCCACCAAAATCATCCACCAGAGCGGCATTGCCATCTGGTGTAAGTGCCGGTGCCGGTTCTGCTTCTTCCACAATCACATTGCTGTCATTGGTAGAATCCTCTGCCGGTGCCGCCGGAGCCTGTTCTGACCCCTGTGCGAAAGCAGGGATCGTAAAGCCAAATGCCACAACCATTGTCAGGCAAAGGGCGGAAAGTGTTTTGCAAATTCTTTTATTCTTCATAAGCGGTAGCCTCCTGATTATTTGATTCCGACAGTGCTGTATCTCTGCCGTGGTTCATTCCACCGGAAAGCATAGCGTTCAGCTGTGCTGGAGTCATGCGTAACGCACGAACCATCTGAACGATTTCCAGATTCTCTGCCTCCGTTTTCTGTGCTTCCAGGGTCTTGAGCTTTTCCTGATATTCCGCAATCTTCTCACGGGTTTTCTCAATTTCCTGGTCGATACGTTCAATTTTGTTTTTTGCCATAACCGTTCACTCCTTTCCACAAAGTCTGTTACCAGTTCATCAGGCCGTAGCCCTTAATACTTTGATAATTCAGGTCATAACTTTTGATCTTGCAGGCATCGCCGGAATTTCCCTCCACCGTATAAACACGGCTACCATCCGTACCGATCACGATACCCACATGGTCTGCTGTCCCATCCAAATCCCAATCAAAGAAAATTGCATCTCCGGGAGCCAGATTGTTATAGCCTCTTGCACCCCATTGTCCATGAGACTGGAACCACGGAACGCCCTGCCACTCACAGCCTGCAAAGCGCGGCTCACTTTTTCCAGCCTGGTTATAACACCAGGATACAAAGCAGGCGCACCACTCCACGCGGCTGTCAAAGCCATACCAGCTCCAATAAGGATAGCCGCCCACATTGCCGACCTGACGCTTGGCCAGCTCCACCAACTGCGGATTTCCGGGACGGGTTCCATTTACGAACTGTACACCGGTCAAGTCCTCGGAATTGCTCATGTCAGGGGAACCACCGCCAAACAACAGCGGCTTATTGCCCATGGTCTGCCGGTAAACCTGATACATTTCCATCTGCTCCGGGGTCAGTAACTCCGACGCCACAGCGGAAATGGGCTTGCTGGTGAGTTTCACATTCAAAATGTAATACTCATAGGGGACTTCTTCTGAGGTGGTCTCGCCGGTCTCCGGGTCGGTGGAGGTCTCCGTGCGGTAGCGAATCTCCACTTCCTCAGTAAGCGTCAGCTGATACTGTGCTGCAAACACACGCGCCAGCTCTGCCTGAGCGCTCTGCTGGGTGTAACCTTGCAAGACGGCAGACAGAAATGCTGCCAGCTCATGAGGGTCATGGCCGATCATACCAAGGTCATAGCGATACTCGTCATACCCTGGGTGGCTGCTTTCAATGTTGTCGATTTCCTTCTGCAACTGGACTTCTCTGGCTGCATAATCTGCCTCCACTGCCAGCATTTCCGGGTCATCCGACGGATAGGTGGTGCCGGAGAGAACGGAACCGATGCTCTGCGCCATCATGGAGCAGGAGGACATGGTATTCATCAGCATACAGGTAATGAGGAACAAAACCCCTGCCATCAGGAAACCCTTCTTGTGGCGCATGACGAATGCCCCTGCCTGCTGTGCCTTTTCTTTTACCGTCCTTGCGACTTTTCCGGTTTTGGACGCAGCCTGGGCGGTATTTCCGGCAGTCTGACCGGCGTGTTTGGCGGCGGCATACTGCCTTTTGATGGCCTGCTTTTGCTGCCAGCGGGAAAGCGGATTGCTGGCAAACTGGGGATTTTCCTGCAAAGATTTCTGGTACAGAACATTTACATTTGCCTTTTCCAGTTGACGCTCTGCCTGTGCTGCTTTGCGGTACGGCTTCAGCTTGTGGCTGCGATAGCCCTCCCGCACCAGATAAGCGCCGGTCTCCACCGCCTCCTCGGACTTGTGGGCGCTTTCCACGCCCACATTGTCCTGCTCTGTTTCCCGGATCTCTTTGTGGAGCTTGCCCACGACCAGATGGACGGGAGCTTCCCTGACTCCTTGAGAAACTTTGGAAGGTGGCTTTTTCTTGTCCTCAAAGGTCAGCTTCGAGGTCTTTTTTCCGGTATCCGGGTCAATGACCGTCTGCCTGACCTTTTTCTTTGGGATATTGGCCTGCGCCTTATCTGCTCTGGCCGCAGCTTTCTCCGCTTTACGGATCGGCTTTTCCAGTGCAGGGTCAGACCGTTCCTCATCAGTAAAGCGCAGGCGCGGTTCCTTATTCAAACCATTCTCCCAGCATGAGGGAGGACATCATGTAGTGCAGCTCTGCATAAATGGCCATTCCCACCGGATCGTTGAACATACAGCCGGACAGGTAGGCATAAAACTGTGCCACCACATCGGACAGGATCTTCGCTTCGGTTCCTTCCAGGACCAGACCACCCATACCTTCCTTGGCACGGATGGCGCTCCAGATCTCTGCCAGACGGATAAGCCCCACCTGACCGGTCTCATTCAGTTCGGCTGCCTGGTCTGCCGCCGTGCGACACTCGCTGACCGCATCGGCCATGACCGTAAGCAGCTGGCTGCGCTGGGCATTTACCGCCCTGTCAAAAAACATCAGCGGATTTTTATTCAAAATGTTGGGGTTCATCATCATTCATCCTCCTTCTTTTTCAGTTCCTGGGGTTTGGTGGTCATAATGCGGTAAAGCTCGGTATTCTTCGGGAAGTGATCCACGAAAGGCAGGATTGTAGAGCCATAAAACAGCAGGCCCTCGCCCTCACCGGAGTGGGTCACATAAGATAATTGGTGTGTGGAAATACCCAGCTGCTTGGCGAGGATCTGACGGTCTCCGCCTGCCTGGTTGAGCATATACACGAAGTCGGAATTTTCAAAGATATTTTCCACCTCGCGGCTGGAAAGCAGATCTTTGACGTTCTGCGTGATTCCGGTGGGGATGCCGCCCCATTTTCTGAATCGCTTCCAGATTTCCACCGTATAGGCGGCGGTCTGCTCCTCCTTCAAAAGCAGGTGCATCTCGTCGATGTAGTAACGGGTGGACTTGTGGGCGGCACGGTTGATGGTAACGCGGTTCCACACCTGATCCTGAACTACCAGCATACCGATTTTTTTAAGCTGCTTGCCCAGTTCCTTGATGTCATAGCAGACAATCCGGTTATCAATGTCCACATTGCTCTGATGATTGAACACATTCAAAGAACCCGTTACATAGATTTCCAATGCCGTTGCAATGTACTGAGCTTCTTTTTCTTCCTGCTCCCGCAGCAAGTTATAAAGGTCCTCCAAAATCGGCATATTCTCCGGCTTTGGGTCATTGAGATATTCGTTGTAAACCAGCCGTACACAACGGTCAATAATGGTTTTCTGCACCGGCTGCAAGCCCTCCTTACCGCCCATGATCAGCTCACACAAGCTGAGGATAAAGTCAGACTTGAGTGACAGCGGGCTTTCATCATCCGAATAGTCCAGATTCAGATCCATCGGATTGATGTAGTTAGTTGAAGTAGGCGAGATCTTGATGACCTGCCCATGCAGACGCTCAACAAGAGGTGCGTACTCCGCTTCCGGGTCACAGATAATAACATCATCACTGGTAAGCAAAAAGCAGTTGGCAATTTCTCGTTTTGCGCTGAAGGACTTACCGGAACCCGGCGTACCCAGAATCAGGCCGTTGGGGTTTTTCAGCAGCTTTCTGTCCACCATGATGAGGTTGTTGGACAGAGCATTGATGCCGTAGTACAGAGCTTCTTTCCCGTTCTGGAACAGTTCCTGCGTAGTGAAGGGCACAAAGATAGCTGTGGAACTGGTGGTCAGTCCTCGCTGAATCTCAATCTGATTGAGACCCAGAGGCAGACAGCTCATCAGCCCTTCTTCCTGCTGGAAGTCCAGCCTGGTCAGCTGACAGTTATACTTCTGGGCAATAGAGCCTGCCTGAAAGATGTTGTTGCCAAGCTGACGGGGATTGTCCGCTGTGTTCAGCACCAGAAAGGTCAAAAGGAACATTCTCTCGTTGCGGCTCTGCAAATCCTGCAAGAGTTTTTTCGCTTCACTGCCGTAGGTAGCAAGGTCAGATGGAATGATGTCCATGTCGTATCCGGCACGGACTGCTTTTTTCTGTTCCTCGATCTTGCTGCGGTCAAGGTCGGTAATCTTTCGCTTTACCGTTTTGATGGCTTTCACCTGATCCACCGACTGAATGTGCATACTCACAATGAGCGAGCTTTCCATATCCAGAAAATCAGCCAGCAAACGGTCATTCAGCTCCGGTGCGAGAATCTGCAAAAAAGAAACAGCCCCGTATTTCTTGCCCATACGGAACTGCTTGCCGGTGCGGAACTCAAAGGAGCTTGGTGCAATAAAATCCTTTGTGGACAGACCGGAAGGAGCCAGCCAGTCCCATTCAAACAGAAACGGGAGTTGTTCATCCATGTGGAATACCGCATGAAGCTGAAAAAGCCTTTCTTTACCGTCCAGCGTTCTGGCAGCTACACCAAGACGCTTGAAGTTATTAAGTATATCGGTCTCAATACGCTCCAGACGGGGCTTGGCGGCTTTGATGCTGTCCGCGTCGATACCAAAGGTCAGGTATTTGGTCTTGATGAGACCGTTGTTACCTCTGGCCAGCTGATTTTGCAGCATTGTGGTGTATTCCTCGCGGATACTGTCAAAGGCGTCCCTCTGGGGCGGGATGGAAATGGAGTTAGCAAAGGTCTCCTCCGATGCCGCAAGGTTCAAAAAAGACAGCTGGAAATGAATCGAGCTGTCAAAATAATTGAGGAAATCACACCACCCCTCAAAGATTGCCGTCTTATCTTCGTTTTGGGAGAGCTGATAGTTGATGTCCTGAAACTGGATGGTCTTTGTGTAGTGGCTGTCCGATACGCGGCAGATTCCGTCCGGCCACATCCGTTCATAAGGGATACTGTCCTGCGCAGATTTTCCTTTTTTGTCCGTGCGGTTAGCGCGGGCAATGGCCGCTTCGATCTGCTTCTTATCGGCGCGGGACAGCTTTTTCTTTGTCTTTACCGGCTGCACAGTTTTTTCCTCGGTTTTTCCGAACATCCGATGCAGCCATTTTTTTATTGCGGTGAACAATGTCATACACCTCCTTATCGAGCATTTCCTGCCGCTTTAATACGGCATAAAAGTTATTGGTCTGGTAGGGACGCTGCTTGGGACGGATCACAGCTACTTTGAGAATGTTGCCCACGATCTTTTCCAGGGGCTGTCCATGCTTTTCGTACATAGCCAGCATAAAGAAGGGCAGCATAACCAGCATCATACACATAGCCGCTACACTGTTTCCGGTAGGTTTTCTGAGCAAAAAGAAAAGCGGTACGCCAATAAGCGCTCCGCCCGTAAAGCAGATAAGCTGCCGCTTGGTCAGATTGAACATGACCTTTGTTTTGACTTTTGTTAAGTCCTTGGGTACGGGTACATAAGCCAATGTGGAAACCTCCTTCCGTTTTAGTGCGCCTGAAAGACTGATTTGGCGAGACTGCCGGTTTTGAACAGCGTAAAACATAGCAGTACGGTGTAGCCCACGCAGCTCCAGATTGCCATGATGATGTCATCTTCCAGAGCGATGTTCTGCACCAGCACAGCATAAATTGCCACGCAGACGATAATGAGAAACGCTTGAAAGCCCAGTGCCAGCAGGGATCGGAGGTAATTCTGTCCCATACCGCCCCATTCTTTGCCCATCATGGCAGCCATTGGAACGGGAGCCACCGAAGTCACAAGGTAGATCTCGATCATACGGCCATAAATAACGATAAAGATACAGATATATAACGCCCACATGGTAATGCCAATAAAGAGGGATTGGAACCACAGGCCGAACAGCGGTCCCAAATCCATTTCCATCAGTCTCGGTTCCAGATCGGTCATAACTGAGGAAATGTCAATGGACGCATCCGAATTGATAATCCCTGCCGCCTGCGCCACCACGCTCTGCGCCATATCAAAGACGCCCATCACGATATTCCATGTGTTTGTGACAATGAGGATAGCGGCAGCTGATTTGAACACCCACTTGAAAATCATCCAGGTATCCACATCATGCAGGTTGTTCTTGTCTGCAATCATCTGGATCAGGTCTACGGTCATCACGATAGCCAGGATCACACCTGCAATCGGCACCATGATGGAGTTTGACAGATTCTCAATCATATTGAAAATACTGCCATTCCATCCCTGTGGGGTCTGTCCTACCTGTACGGATATATCCGCGACCTGTTGGTTTACACTGTCAAACATCCCCGAAAGGTTGCTCATAATACCGCCCACCAGCATTTCTTTCAGCCAATTCGTCAGGGCTTCAAGTAAGAAATCCATACGGTGTCAACCTCCTTTCCGCCGCCCCCGCAGAGCTGCGGGAGCGGCAAGGATTTCATGCAGGAACGCTTAGACAGAGAACAGCCCGGAGAGCAGAGGTACAAGAACCATACCAACAACGGCTACACCAGCACCGGCCATAAGCTGCTTCATGCCCTGAGATTTGGCGCCAGGGTTGTCGTTGCCGTAACCTTCCAACAGGTTGATGACACCCCAGATACCAAGACCAGCACCCAGAGCGATAACGAGAGTCTGAAGAACGGTAATTGCCTGTTCAAAAAATGCCATATAGTTTGTTAGCCGGAATCTGATTAAAAAATAGGTTTGTCATGTTTCATAGGCATACAAAAGCCGGAACAATCTGCCGCCCGGTTTCCGGGGGCATGATTCCGGCTGTCCTCCTTTTTCATTATTTTTCTTGCGATTGTCCGCTTTGTACGCCAATGGCCTCAACTGAGGCAGTTGCGGCAAATAGATACGATCACTCCTTTCTCAGCGGAACCGTATTACACGCCCTCCGTGTCTACTTCATATACATCGCAGACCTCATCAGGCTTGAGTTTTAGTCTGGCAGACAAAAATGCTTCAATATCAAAGGTATTTCGCTTGTCTGCATCAGCTGTGTATTTGAAATTAGGGTGTCTGGTAATGTCATACTTGTCTGAAAGAAACGGACGCACACCGCGCAACTGCAAGATGCACTTGCCGCCATCCATAACTGCCAGCTCGTCCTGGCTCATCAGCTCTTTTCCCAATTTCTGATAGTTAAGCGAGTGGGAGGTCTCCCGTCCCCGGCTCTCTCCGGTGTTGTAAGTGTCTATGGTCTCCTTTCCCAGAACAGCCGCCAGCTCTTTCAGCGTTGTTGGCTCTTTGCCACCCAGGAAGATGGAAGTATCCATATTGCCGATGATGGTATCGGCATTATCTTTGTAAATTGCCTTGAGCTGGCTCTGTGCCTGCAACACCAGACAGGCAGAGATTTCACGGCTTCGGATGGTGGCCACCAGCTTTTCCAGCTTCGGAATCTGCCCGATGTTGGCACACTCATCAATCAGACAGCGCACATGAACCGGAAGCCTGCCGCCATACACATCATCGGCCTTTTCACAAAGCAGGTTGAATAACTGGGTGTAGCACATGGAAATGAGAAAGTTAAAACTGTCATCCGTATCACTCATAATGAGGAACAGAGCCGTTTTTCTGTCTCCCAGCGTATCCAGTTCCAACTCATCGTAGGATGTAACCTCGCGCAGCTCCGCAATATCAAATACGGCCAGACGCGCACCGCAGGAAATCAAAATCGACTTAGCGGTTTTGCCGGCGGCCAGCTTATATTTCTTATACTGCCGCACTGCGAAGTGGTTTGGCTTTTCCGATTCCAGTGCATCAAACATCAGGTCTACGGGGTTTTTGAACTCCTCGTCATCCTCACGGACTTCCATCGCATTGATGAACTCAATGAGGGTGGAGAAGTTCTGCTCCTCCACCGGAGCCTCATAATGGATATAGCCAATAAGCGCGCAGTACAACAAGGTTTCTGCTTTTACCCAGAAATCGTCTCCGGCCTTGCCTTCGCCTTTGGTATTGGCGATCAGCGTTGTTACCAGCTTCAAGATGTCCTTTTCGCTATGGATATAGGCGAAAGGGTTATAGTGCATGGACTTCTTGAAGTTGATTGTATTTAGGACCTTGATTCGGTACGGCTCATAAATGACCTTGCCGTGCTTATCCTTCATGGGCTTTCCGTCCTTCCCCAGCTTGGGCGCACCCCTTTGGAGCATTTTTCCGCACTCCACCAGAATTGTTCCCTTCGGGTCCGTCACAACATAGGAGCTGTGCATCTGCATCAGGTTGGGTTTCAGCCAGAATCGGGTCTTACCGGAACCGGAGCCGCCAATCACCATTACATTTTTGTTTCTGGCAGTCTTGGGGTCCTTGGGGCGGCTGTTCATGGTCAGGCTCTCCGTTTTCGTCAGGATCACATTGTTCTGAAATACAGGATCAACGTAAGGTGCAATATCCTCACGGGTTCCCCAGCGGGCCGAACCATATTCCAAACCATGTCGATATTTCTTGGCGTTCTTGCTTTTAAGATACACCGCCAGCCTCAGACTGCCTCCACAACACAGTCCTACCAACAAGTCCAATGGATGCAGGCTTGGCCAGAAACTTTGCAGCGCCCCAGGCAGAACCGCAATCAGCGAAAGAAACTTTTCTGAAGCATCCGCCCCTTGTGCCATTCGCCATGCCTCTCCAAAATTGGTAGCAAACAGCCCCAGCAGGATATACGGCATATTCAGCAAAATGAGCTTTTTGATGTCCAATGTCTTTTTCATCGTTCCAGCTCCTTTCGCTTGGTGCGATCCACCACAGCATTTTTAACCATCTCTTTGAACTGGTTAAGTTTTGCCAGTACGGACGGGCGCTCTGTTTTCGTTGCCTTTTTGACCTTTTTGTTGGTGTACTCTGTAAAAGCTGCTGTCAGAGCATCTGCATCACGGCCTTTGAAAAAAATCAGGTACTTTGGCGGAGAACTGCTGCGGTTCTTTTTCACCGCATAATCCACACCATATTTCCGGGCGATTTTCTCAAACTCCTTGATAGAGGGGTCTGTGATCTCAATGTTGGATATTCCCTGATTCTGCCCGACAAGCTGCTTCACAGTCTGTTTTCCATGCGGAACAACCGGCGCATCACGGCTTCTCTGTTTTTCCAGCTTCTTTTCCTTTCGATGTGCCATGTACTTGCTTATGGCAGCCTTAAACATTCTGCCTGTAAACTTTGTTCCACTGACAACCAGCGTCAAAGTTCTGTTTTCCACTTCTTCCTGCATTTTCTCGCCTCCTTTCCACGAAGTTTGCAGGGAATCTCTTTTTTTGCTAAGGCGGAACCACCAGCCGCCGGAGAAAATATTTCTTCATCGCTCCATCCCGCGGTTCTTTTTCTTTACCGGCTTCTTATCCGGCAGATTCCACTCTTCCCGAAACTCTGCCACACCTTTGGGGTCAAATGCCTTCAACTTCTCCAGATCAAAGGCAACGGCAGAATATTTTCCATAACCGGACTGCACCTGATAGGGAAGCACCTTCCCCAACTTGTTCTCTTTGATGAATCGCAGCAGGTCCTTGCTGATGTCACCGGAAATAAACGCCTCTCCGGGGTCCAGGGAATATCCTGGTAGGTTCACCGTCATATCTGCAAACGCCTCTGCTCCATCTTCTGTATGGGTAATCATGCCGATATAAAGCCGCTGATTATTCGCATACATTCCAAGTTGCAGCGATATGGTTTCTTCCCCATATTCCCACTTAAAGGGTACTTTCTTTTCCTCATTCATATCGGATTCCTCCTATCGTATCTGTTCTTTGTGGTCATAAAACAAATCTCCATTTCTGACCTTTGCATGGCTGAGAATCTTGATCTGCCCATTTGCCTGACTGTCCAGAGCTTTTTCATAGCCTATATCTGACAAAAACAGGCGGGTGCGTTCTCCTTTCCAGCCAACCGGGGAGTCATGCGTCAGTACATCAAAAATAATCATGTGCCGGGTGTTCTCCGTAAATCGCTGGAGATCCATGTAGTCATGACCGTGATAGTTCTGCGCCCCGGCTTTCTGGCGCATTTCCTCCATCAGCTGCCCGATTGTTTTGCCTTCCTGCATAAAACCCACTTCCTTTCCGTTCTTATGAGACCAGCAAGATCATCTCCCGCAGCTGAGCAAAGTAGAGCTTTCCCTTTGGCGTAACCAGCGTGTAGGAGCCGGTATGCCCGTGATTGCAGTAGTCTTTCACACAGAACAGCCCCGTATTTTTCACATTGGCATAGGGCAGCACATTGCCGTATGCTGTGCGGTACACAAACCGTCGTTCTATCAGAAACCGAACAAACCGGCGCTCCGGGACATCCAACTCTTTGGCGGTTGTCCTGAGATTGGTGCTGTGCTTTAAGTCGATGAACAGGTCATAGAAAGCGGCTTTGCCCTCCAGCTGTGCATTTTCCTTACGCAGAGAAATATTTGCTTCACGCTCAGCCAACAAGTCTGAGCAGAGCTTCATCAGAGCCTCCGGGGAAGTAGCTACCTCCCAAAGCTTCTCTCTTGTGAGATAGGCCCCGTGCTTGCGAATGGTAGGCAGAACCTCATCGAATACCCACTGTTCAAACTGTTCTGCCGATGGCAATTTGCTGTGAACAATCAGGCGGTACAAATCTCCTTCGGGGATAAAAGTCATACTGATTTTGCGGTCGGGGCTTTGTGGGTGAGGTGCGTCGCGTTTCACGACATACCTACAATGGCGGATAATTGCATCGCGGGAATTGCTGTACCCCAGCGCAGCGGCCACATCCGTTCCGCAGAACAGGTATTTGCCGTTTTCTTCGATGACCCGGATACTGCCAAACTCCGGGTTTTTGAAAATTTCCATCTGGTTCATGTCGTGCCTCCTTTGGCATGATAAAAGGCGGCCTTTACCAGCCGCCTGCGTGCATATCGTGGTTGACCAATGAAGTGAAGTGATTATTCATGGTGGTAGGCGCATTGAACAGCACCGCAAGCAGGTACTGCTTCATGTTGCGTACCTGGGTGGTGTTCTTTTGCAGACAGTCCATGACAAACTCGATGTGGGAGCTGTCCAGTTTCAAAAAACGGGAACGCACGATCTCGTGAGGAAAGTCTGCCCCAGAGATCCGGGTGGTCTTTCGTCTGGCACAGACCGTTTCTACCAACAGCTCTACGATCTCATTCAGGTCATCCAGGTAGAGAGGATAACGCTGCTTCAGACAGTCATACTCGATATTCTCCAAAATCAATTCCCGATAATTTTCTATCTCTGTGACAGACATCGCATCTCTTCCTTTCCGTTCCGGCGGTCTTGCCGCCGCTGTTTCCCGGAAGGGAATGGAATCGGTACTTGATCCATAAGTAATTGATTTTTCTGTATTTGATTTCTCTATATTTAATTCTGCGGGCTTTTCCGTATCCGGTTTTACCATATCCGGGTTTTCCGTATCTGGTGAAACCACATCTGACGGCAGCATATCCAGCTTCTTTGGCTGTGGCTGCTCATAAATGATGTACTCGGTATCAGTAATACGGCCATTCGCACCGCGAAGCTGCCTGCGGACAATATAGCCAGCTGTTTCCAACTCTTTGAGCGCAGAGCCAATGGCGTCCACACCCTCCTTACAGATGGAAGCAAGCCCTCTTGTAGTGTAATTCCACTCCTCTGGGAGCGACAGGATCATGGAGAGCAGACCCTTAGACTTTAAGGTCAGCCCCTTATCCTTCAGATGATAATTTGACATAACGGTGTAATCGCGTGTCCGTTGTACGCGGTAGACTGCCATTCACTTCACTCCTTCCTGTGGTCAGAAAATAACAAAAGCCGCTGTCAGTAAAGACGCGGCTCAAACTTCATAGAAAACTCCTGGTCTCCCATCAAAGGGATAGCGGCTGATGTCCTCAAAGGCGTCGGCAACCTCCTCCGCTGGATAGTCCTGCCAGTCCCGCTCCCTGACGATATGATGGATAGTACGGTAACAGGTAGAAAACCTTTCATACGCCGAACGGTATTTCGTATTCACGCAGGAGACATCCACAAACCGCCCGTCCTCCAAGAGCCATAGTTCCCGGATGCAAGAAGCATCCACCTGCGTAGAATGACTCTGGATAGTTTTTTGGTAAATGCAAAATCCCCGCTGTGGAAACAACTCTGGCCCATAGTAGTTCAAGGAACACTCATGGTTTCCCGCGGTCTGGTAAGCAAGGACACTTTCCCCACGATAGCGGACAGACTGCGCCACAAGTTCCATGTTCAATCTGGAGAGCGCCCTTTTCCGCTCCTTTTTGTCGGGGAAAAGATAAAGATACGCCGTCCTGATGGCATTGCAAATTTCTTTTTCTCTAAACATCTTATTTTCTCCGTTTTTTCTTTACATCCAAGACATGACCCTCAATTACACGGGCGTACCTTTTGATTTTGATCTCCCGGCGCTGCTGGCTTTGCAGGGCGGCCTGATAACCGTCCTCAGTCAAAAACAGCCGCATTTCATCTCCGGGGCTTCCGTAAGCAGTGCTGGGACGCAGGACGGAAAACTCGATCATCCAGCGGGTGTTATCCCAAAACCTCTCTACGGCGAGAATGTTGTGTCCTTTCAGCTCACGGGCTGAAATATCCCTCATAGGCGGCTCCTTTCATCGTTCCTGGTCTCTCTGACGCTTTTTCTGCCATGCCTCCAGCAGCTTGATGATGGTTTCCTGCATCCGCTGGGGCGTATAGCTTTTAGGGAAATACTTCCGCAAAGTGTCAGAGGTAAATGTCACCCGGTCCAGATCACTTTTCTTTTCCTCACCCATGATGACACGCATCATATCGAGGGTCAGATGCCCCTCCTGGCTATATTTCTTGAGCCGCTGGGCTTGGGAAAGGGAAGGGGTAGCCTGTTCGCTGTCCATCGCGTCCAGCAGGTCTACCTGTTCCTCCTTTTTGAGAAAGGACAGCTCATAGGCAGGGTTCAGGGCAATCTTCTTTTCATCCACCATATCCATCAATTCAGGAATCAGCTCTGTCAGACGGATATAACGCTGTACCTGCCGTTGGCTTTCGCCAGCTTGATCTGCAACCTTTTGAATAGAGGTCTGCGACTTCTCGCCAACTTGGCGAGAAGTTAAATCGGTTCGTGCGCCCTGATGTTTGACAGCCTCCAGCTTCATTTTGTAGGCAAAAGCCCTTTCGCTTGGAAGAAGGCTTTCTCGCTGCAAGTTGCTGTCAACCATAATGATCGTGGCGGCATCATCATCCAAATCCCGAATAATGACAGGCATGGTCTCTTTTTCTGCCAGCTCACTGGCTCTGCGCCGCCTGTGTCCGGCTACCAGCTCATAGCCGCCCTCAGGGTCTGGTCGGGCAATCGCCGGAACCAGAACGCCATACTGCTTGATACTGTCAGCGGTCTCCATCATGGCTTCGTCATCCTTGACTTTGAATGGATGGTTCCTAAAGGGATGCAGTTCAGACAGCGGAATTTCCTGAATCTTTTCCAGCTTTGCATCCTGGCGGCCTTCTTCGGTGGAAAACAGATCATCTACCGAGGCCAGCTCTATTTTTTTCGCGCTGCTTTTCAAGTTTCAACACCTCCTTCGTCAGATTTTTGTAGCCCTCAGCCACCTTGCCGCTGGGATCATGGGCAAAAATGCTTTTTCCCTCGGCGCTGATTTCCTTAGCCCGGACAGAATGGGGGATCTCTGTGCCGAATACTTTGATTTTGCCGCCATAGGTCTCCCGCAGGAGCGCGGAGATCTCTTTTGCAAAGTTGGTGCGGTTATCCACCATCGTCAGCAGGATACCGTCAATCTGGAGCTTTGGATTGATCTGCCGTTTCACCTTACTGACCGTAGATAGAAGCTGTTCCAGCCCTTTGGCGGGCAGATACTCTGCCTGAACGGGAATGATGATCCTGTTCGCAGCCGCCAGCGCATTGACCGTAAGCATCCCCAACGAGGGCTGACAGTCAATCAGGATATGGGAATATTGTCCCTTTAGTGTGTCCAGATATTGCCGTAAAACCGTTTCACGGCTCATGGCGTTTACCAGAGAAACCTCCATACCGGAAAGCTGAATATCCGCAGGCAACAGGTCAACGCCTTCTGCATGATTCAGAATACCTTCTCCGGGGCGTATAGGCTGATCCATCAGAATTTTGCCCATTGCATCCGACAGTGTAAATGGCAGCTTGTCTGGTTGCGGATTTCCTAAGCTGATTGTCAGGCTTCCTTGCGGATCCCCGTCGATCAGAAGCACTTTCTTTCCGGCCTGCGCCAGCCCGATTCCCAAGTTCGCACAGGTTGTTGTTTTGCCAACGCCGCCTTTCTGGTTGGCAATGGCAATGATTTGTGTATTCAAATAAACCTCCTCCTTCTACAAAAAATATCCCTATTCCGAAAAATAGGGATGAAAAAAGCCGCTTACTCAAATAAATGAATAAACGGCTATGTAAGAAATATTCGATTGTAAGTAAAGTTTTATATCACTGCAAAATACCGAAGTGCATCTTTGATTGCTTCTACCTTTTCTGGTGTCGGATGTTTCCTCGGCTGTTTCAATTCTTCTACCGCATTAGGAGCATCGTACATCGGCAAGCCTAAATCTCTCTTTACCTCTGCGATATATGCGGTATGTACTTTGAAGCCGTATTTCGCTTCTATGTACTCCTTAATCATTTTGTAGGTCACTTTTTCTTTGGGCTTGTACGCTTCGGCTCTTTTAGCAATACTATCTACCGGAATCTTGCCCTCGCCCTCTCCAAACTCCACATCAATGTGGATATAACTGTCGGCTTTTTTGTGGGATAAAAGAACTACCGTCTCCACATGCACCGTAAGTCGATGTCAAAAAACCATGTGTGCTACACAATATTATAGCGTAACTTATTATCTTTTAAAATAAGAGATTTTCAAGAAATAGAAAAACCAGAAGTACTATAGCGTAACCAAGCGTGTTATAGAAAAACTTGTGCAAGGTAGGCAAATCGTAGTCACTGCCTACCAAATGAGGCGGGCCCGGTATTCCGGAACCCGCCTGCATCATGATTTTTTCTTGTTCATAATCTGTTCACATTTGTTTGATATATTCCATGTTTGGAATCATGTGTCTATCTTTTCTTTAACCCCATTGTCAACCGGCACATGTTTTCTCATAAACGAGGCCGGCAGAAAACTGTCAGCCTCTCCTCTTTTTCAGAACATGCGCACCCGAACATTTGGTATCTGCCTCCATCACTCTCCGCCTTCCGCCTCCCCTATCCTGATGGCTAAATCCAAAACAGTAGCGGCTGTCTCGTCACTGATGAAATGAATATGATTCATCATAATATCATTTATAAGCAATCTCATTTCACAAAACATGTCCTCTGCCGCCTTGGCAGACTGATATTGTACATAAGCTCCTTCAATCATAACTTTATACCTCCCCACCGTTTATATATATATATAAACGCTTTTTTCGGTATTTTTCTCCATACATTTTTTACTTGTGACAAATTCAGTAAGCATGTGGCTGTGAACAACAGTTCAATTTTCAATTAACATTGAGGTGTTTTTCGTTACTAATAACAAAAGACGCCATTATGGCGCCTTAAAATTTTTCCAGTTAACAATTAAACCTGCTACTTTTTTGTCACAGAAATCACAGTTCCAGTGAATGCTTCTGTTTCTTCCAGTTTTCCTGTATAAACAACAGAAACCGTATCTCCTTCTTTGACAGAAGATAATCCTTCTGGTTTTTCTCCTTCAAAGCTAAGAACATAATCCACTCCATCCCCATCGGTGATAACAAACATAAAATCCTTAATGTCACTGATAGTACCTGTAAGAGTGGATTCTTCTTCAGCCATTCTATTTTCACCGCTTTTAGTGGAAGACACATCAAGCGTACTTTCCGCTATCGAAGTGCTAACTATCTGTGTAGGCGCTGCGGAAGATACTTCACCTTTCTGCGCGGAACATCCCGCAACCAACATCAAAGTTACACAAGTAGCTACAAATACATTTCTTTTCTTCATTATCAAATCCTCCTTTTTATAATTTCATAATATTAGACGTATTGTATTTCAAAAAAGTTGCAGATTTTAAAAATTTTTTTAAGTTATCTTTTTAGTTTTCCTATTCATACTTTGTCTATATTTAGTCGATATAATATTTTCGTAGATGTCACCATCTATGCCCCCGAATATTTTGTACATGGATGGGTCTGGTCCTATGGACTAGACCCATCTCCTCTGTTATCCCCATCCTTATCTGGCATCAGTGTCACCACTCGAACACATACCGACGATTTACCATGTCGTATTCTTCTGCAATCCGGAGCGCTCCCCTGGCATCCGTAATCATGCACTTGCCCTCATTACTGCCTATTACTGGGCAGAGTAAAAATGCCTCGCCGGCAGGGTCCACCTGGTAGCCGGTCAGCATGTAGCCCTCGCTGTCAAACAGATACCAACCACAGGTGCCGTCCGTGGCCTCCCGGAGCCAGTACCAGCCGTTAGCCGCATAGCTGCCGTCTGTAAACTGATACCACCAGCGGTTACCATCTGCGGCCGGCTGGAAGCCCTGGGTGTATGTCACTGGGACCGGGGTATAGTCGATGTCGCAGAGCTTGAGGGCCTTCTGCCAGGGTGTGGCGGTCACTCTGGACTTGATGGTGCCGTAGTTGATGCCCTTGGCCTCAATACACCAACCATCACCTATGTACACCCCGATGTGGCCCGGCTTCCAGAGCGCCCAGCCGACCATGGACTCGTCCAGATGGTCAATGCCTACCCGCTCCACGGCTGTGTCATGGTAGTTGTAGCTGCCACGGATGCGCCCGGTGTACCAGCTGATGAGGCCGGAACAGTCCGTGCAGCGCTGGCCCATGTACTTAGCCGCCTTGACTTTGTAGGTGGATGTGTATGTGCCTGGGTTCTCCCGGGCGAGGCGGTCCAGGCTGGCCTGCGTCAGTATCTCACCCTTGGCGCCGTAGACGTAAGGGGTGCCCAGCTTGTCCTTGCAATGCTGTATTAATCCTGCTGATGTTTTACTCATAGTGTTTTCCTCCAATCAAAAAAATAAGGCCCAGGATAGTCCCTGAGCCATGAAAAGTTGTGACGTCACAAGTTGCGATATCGCAACTACTCCTTTTCGTCGTCTACGCCATTATTGTTACGGTCACTTGGGCCGCCTACACCGCTCTGGTGCTTACCCGGATGCGGCGTGTCTGTTGGTGCATCATACAGGTATGGGGTGGGATGTTTTTCCTGCAGGTCTGGCCCCTCTGCCAGGTATCCCCCATTTCCCGGAATATGCGCTACATGTTTTCCTGTTGATTCTGCCATAATATGTACCTCTCTTTCCTTTTTTGGGGTTGATAAGTTTACCGCCATTACCCTGGCGGCCGGGAGATATACGGACCACCTCCTTTTATGTCCTGCTGCCTCCCTGATAATCTGTATTGTCAATCTTATCCTTCAATACCGCAATATATTTGCGTAGCCATTCCGGCACATTGGCACCCATACGGCCTGCGTTCTCAATGATGGACAACAACTCATTGAGTAAGTACCAGACCGCCACCAAGAGCCCGAAGAATGCCTTGACAGATATTTGCATCCCAAGCTCTACCGACACGGATACAATTACATAATCAACCACCATTGCCGCAGCAATCACGCACAGGTATCCTACCTTCTTAATAATACCTTTAGCCCCCTTTCTGGAGCTCCATCCATAGCCGGTATCGCCCGGATGGTCTATGGCCTCATTTTTACTGGCCAACATCCCAGTTATGTAGTCCAGCACCATCGTCCCCATCAGAACGCAAAGAACCGGATATAGGAAGCCCAACTTCGCACTCAAAAAGGCACCAGCTGCTGCCAGTGCCCCCTGTACTGTAATCACATATTCTCTTTTCATTATCTTATCGCTCCATTCTCAAATGACTTTTCGTATAATAGGAATTTTCCTCAATATACTTGTTAACATGAAACCAACTATTATTACAAGCATTATATTCACACAGCATATTATAATTGGAGGAAGAAAATAAAATATCTTCGTACCAATAGGGAAGATTTTATCCCTAAGGTATTGTTCCATCACAAATATGCCAAACACACACTGACTAAGAGATAATATCCACTTTCTTTGGCATATAGAAAAGTTGGTCTGTCCAGCTGCATACTTAACCCCGCAAAACACTCCTATAGCAGGCATTAAGATAAAGGTTGAATGAAATATCTGAGAGCTTTTTTCATTGCATATACCTGTATTTATACAATCATAGTGCACCATAAAACATGCCACTACAATACTTAAAAGTCCTACTATCCACAGTATTTCCCTATGCTTTTTTATCCGAGCTTCATCAAAATAATGGTCCAGATAGTATCCTATGCATAAGTAAAAAATAGGCATATAAGTAATAATCGGAATTTCAATACTTATATTCACCGTATTATTAAATGCAAAGTATTGGAAAACTGGTATTAACATAGAAAAAATGATATACATGGTAATCAAATACATATAATCCTTTTCTTTCATGTTTTGGGCCATTTTTCTTATTAGTGGAAGCATCAATAATATAGATAAATAGCTGTATAAGAACCAATATGGTACAATCACGTCATTTGAATACACCCTGCGAAAAAATGAATATATTGAAAACGGCTCAATATGATTTCTAACAAGTATCACATACCAAAAGAAAGAGGCTCCTAAAATCACTAAAATAAAACGTGAAATTCTCCAACGCAAAATTCTAAATGTGTCATCTTTTCCAATAAGTAGTGCACCTGATATCATAAAAAATAATGGCACTGCTATTTTACAAAATATAGACATGGATAAGTAGACCCAATATTCCACGGTGACCGGGGTTACCGAAAACAAAAAAAAGCCTTGTGTGCCTGTATGATTAAAAATGACGAGAAAAATGGCTATTATCCTTAAAATATCCAAATAAATTTTTCTTTTGTCTCCACTGCTATCTTTCATAATCTTCTTTCCCCTACTATAAGTTTTCTAAAGTATAACATAGAAAATGGTTTTTGGCACTATCTACTCATAGGTTCATCCGCTGTCATTACCAGTTTCTCCATAATCTCTGCTTTATCAGTGCTCGTAAGATTCATATATTTGTCCAAAATATCCTCTGGATTTTCCCCCTGCTCCTTCCGAATGCGTAATGCCCGGATAATTATATTTCTTTGAATATTACTTATCATATTGATACGCCTCCTATCATATCTGCCAAAGTAATGGTCAGTTCCGCATTTTCTGCTTGCAGTTGTGCCAGCTGCTGTTCCATAGTCGGTATGTATCTAACACGAGTCACGCCATCCTCCTCATAGAATTTACCACCAACATACCTCCCGCCTATTTTACATGCATACTGTGTGCATTCCACTGCATACGCATTGTTCCCATGGCTTGCTCTTGCCAGGCGATTTGCCAGTTCATAATCATCACAGGGGGTTATATTCCTGATTGTATCCTCCCATATTATTGCATAAATTGTATGTGCAACCATTCCAGTTGTCCTCCTCTCTCTAATATCCCCATCGGATAATTGCTATGCCAGATCCACCAGCGCCACCGTTATACCAGCTGCAGCCTCCGCCTCCACCAGAACCCGTGTTAGTATTTCCGTTCCCTCCAGAACCAGAAGCATTCCAATTGGTACCAGCTCCGCCGCCATCAGCTCCACCACGGCCACTGTAATCCGCTCCCGCACCCCCACCGCCTGCGGAATATAGGGTTCCTGAAGATTCCCCGAAGGCGCGCGTTGTTCTTCCCTGTCCACTGCCACCTAAATAAACGACATTACCATGGCTGTTAACTCCTGCACCGCCATTGCTCCCACCATCTCCTCCGCCGCAAAGTGTTACACCCGGTGCGTAATAGGACCCCCCACCACCACCGGAACCACCACTTCCACCATCATTTCCACCGCCATTTCTTCCCTGTCCTGCCCCTCCCCCTTTTGCCGTAAGATAATTTCCCACAACTGTATTTCCCCCAGCTCCTCCGTTATTTCCAGACCCATTATATATACCTGCTGCCCCTCCATTTCCAATGGTCACCGGTATTTTCTGACCTGGGGTAACTTTAACATCTTTAACAGTGACGGTGTATCCACCGCCTCCACCAGAACCATTACCGTACCGACTATTTCCGCCAGAACCTCCGCCCGCGCCTCCACCAACACCAAATATATCAATAGCACCAACGCCTTCTGGAACAGTGAACTCTCCCGAGGATGTGAATGTCTTTATTCCTTTCGCTATTACCTCAACACAGGAAAATGCATCTGGATGTATCCATTCGATATTATTCTTTGAAACATAACTGAATGCCTTAAGATAATAGGTCTTATTTGATACGAAACCATTTACGACTGCATTGGATATCCCAGAGGCCATGACATTACTGCCATAACCTTTATAATATCTTGTTCCATCATCAACGTTTTCTGGATAACCGTCTGTTTTTCCCACGATGATTACTCCTGAAAACGGCCCCTTCAATGGATTTTGCCATGTAAACATGATTGCCGTGGAAGAGTACACGGCACCATTAAAAGACAGTATACTCTGTACATCCATCTCACCCTCTATGACTTCATCATTGCTGTCCGCTGTTAATGCAGTCTCGCCCTTTAGTATATGGGCCTTTACCACGGTCACATCATCTGAAGTGATGCCTCCGCTCCCGCCTGTCATCAATATTTCACCCATTTGTCTTTACACTCCTTTCAAGCCCACGGTTAGGTCAATCGTGGGTTTCTTATTGTAACATTTAAATGTTGCCTGGCCATCTGCCGTGTCCCCATCGTCAATCATCCCAAATGCCTTGTTATACGCTTTCACCTGTTCCGGCGTCGCCCCGTCTGCAATCACCTTTACCAGTATGGGGTTGTCCTCCGTTGTCAGCCCCTCTATCGGCACAGTCTGGATATATGGGGCCGCAGTGCTCCACCCGGATGCTTGAAGTGTGACGGGTACAACATGGTTCAGGGCATTCACTGCCTTATTCGTAGCGTTAATGTCATTCTGTCCAAAACTGTCGCCCTTTTGTGTATAGGTAGTGGCATCTGATATACCATAGGTGCCATCCTCGTTCTGGGTCAACCTCCATCGTCTGGAACCCTCATATATATCGTCCCTATAATCTGTTTTTAAACTCATCACTCAAATGCACCTCCATTAAGTGTGAAAGCCAGGCGTCTGATTCCTTCGGCCCTTCCTAATATGTTCCTGTATATCTTCAGGCAGGCGGATTCAATACGGTTCAGCTCTTGCCAGTCAATGAATGGGCCGTTGTCATGATAAAACTGCCTCTCTCCTACATTGAAGGGGAATGTCCCTACGCAGACGTGGTCTATATTGGCCTCAAAGCGGTTAATTTCATCGGCATAAAACCCATAATCCTGATAGGTCTTATCCTCTCCCATCTCCTCAAACTTAAAGTCCGGCCACAGAGTAAGCGCCTGGGTCCGTATCTCATTGATGTTGCCCTTGATGCGGTTGTAGTCACCGATATTAAAATAATCACTGGCCTGCCAGTCTGTTTTTGGCTGTTGCCACATAACTCATGTCCCTCCTTGCCTTGATGGTACCGCTAAGCCCACCATTAAATTTCAGGGTATGGTCCGTTACCCGTATCAGTAGGTCAGGCACATACTTATTTTCCAGGAATGCTATGTCGTTGGCATCAATCCGTGGCTCTCCCCGGTATGACAGGTCATATTCCCGGTCTGATTTCATGTAGTCCCCAATCCAATCCGCCAGGTTCGCGGCATGGACCGTGTCGGACACAAGCGGATTATTCCACGCCTCCAGGCTGCCGGTAGGATTTAGCTGTCTGCTTACCTTGGGCTGGGTAGTAACATATTCCCTGCCTGTAACGACCACCTCTGTCGGCCCTGTGATTCCTGTAAGCTCCACCGTTGCGTAATAGGCACTACTATCCACAATCTCACACCCATATTTCGGGATACTTGCAATACCAGTGAAATAGCCGATGAACTTATCACACCACTCTATATCCGGTTCATTCCCGATTCCCCAAGCTGCTGTCAAATCTACCAAAAGAATTGAATCTATATAAAGCCTTTTGTTTCCATAGGTATAAATCCTTAGGTCCCACTCTCCTGTTGCCTCAACCGTGTCAATGGCTGATTTGGTATGCCACACTCCATCTGGCGCAATAGTCTCTGGACGTAGATTAATATTAAATGATTCTCTATTGGCAATCGCCCTGACCAAATCGCATTCATCATTTCCCGAATACTCACCGGGCGATTCCTCCCGCATGAAATTCCCCCGCAAGTAATATTTATGTCCGGATATCATCTGTACAGTTTGTACTATGTGGACTGCGTTTCCATCTTCCGAGACAACGTATGTGCATTTTCTGGCTGCGTCATACTGTGCGTTGATCCATCCGGTCACGCCGGTATCAAAAGACCCGTTCTGAACCATATTGGTTGCCTCCACATAAACCGGGACGTATGTCTTTAAATCATAGGATGGATTAGAAAAATAAAACGTATATCGGTTGTCTAAAGCGGTTACACTTATGGTCTCCCTTGCCAGCTCCTTTGCATCCTCTGTACTGAGATTGTATATGGTGCGTACGACCTGCAGTTCCCTAACCTTGGTCAGTTGCGTGCCCTTTGGGGTCTTGGTCAACTCTACACCATATTCCAGGACATAATCAGTGCTGTCGCCGAAGATTATATTGTCCAGCACTACACGGTTATTGGGACATCCCTTGGAAAATTCCAGCACCAACCGGTCAAACTCTGGGAACTCATGGCTGACCACGTAAGTCTGTGTCAATCCAGGGACTGTATAATCTTCCATAGCCGCGTTATTGTAGTAGGCATGGAAGATAACTGTATCCGGCCAGTTGCGACCAAATTCCAGGGTTAGTCCAAAACACTTGTATGCCGCCTCCGTAGTTATTTCCACTGTGGGATTGTCCGTAAACAGCCCGTCTTCCTCGGCGACGGCCTCAGACACATAGCCCGTATTGAGATATGTGGCTCCATTGGTCGTCTGCCTGGGAAGGAAATACTGTGCGCCGGATGTGCCTGTGTAATCCTGACCAGGCAGGGCATACGCTTCCTTTTCCGCGTGGTCAAGTATGGCTGACGCATGGGAAAAGTATGTCTCGTTATCAGACGCCGCCTCCATATCCGGTACAAAACTGGACTTAAGGATTATCCTGCCGGTCCGGTCCTGGTACAGGATACATCTGCCGGCATTAGCAATCAGCTGCAGGGCTTCCTTATGCGCTACCACCGGCATCGGATTAACCACCAGAACGTCCTTAAGATATGGATCTATCCAGTAGTCCCGGTAATCCACCTGGGCATCCGCAAGGACATCCACAGCCATGTCATACAGGCTCATACCGTCCGGATGATACCGGCCACGGTAATATGTGCCGTCCATCCCCTCAAAACAGTCTGATGCCTGGAAGTCCATCTCCGTATCATCAGCTGACCATGATTTCAGTGCAAGTGACGTTCCCGGTATCCACTCAATCGTTCCATCATCCATGGCCTGGCCGTAAAGCGCCTCGATACTCTGACCAATTTCCAAGAAGTTCACTGTACTTTCTTCATTCTCCACATCATAGGCCCGGTCCTTATTATCCACCGTTACGGAAAAATCTATGGTTGTCAACTCCTCCGATATAGGACTGATATGTTCTTTTTTGGTTGCGGACAGTATTTTTTTGCTGTCAAAATAGACGCCAATACCCATGGTAATCTGATTGATGTGGAACCGGCTCCGTCCATTGACCATGGCTGCAGGCACAAACCTCAGGTAAGTGGCTCCCTCAAAAATCTCCTCCGTCACATAATGGCCATCCGCATTATTCGTTACATTCAAGGTCCGGTTGTCTGAAATGATGGTAAAATCTACGGGATATGCCTTGCCAAATTCCACGGTCAGCCCCTTAATGTCATATTGAACGGGAAACCGGATTTCAATTTCCCCCTGAAGACCATCCGTCACGATTCCCTGATTGAGCACCACGTCTGCTGCATCCTTGGGAAGGAAATACATGCTGCCATCCACCGTGGTATAGTCCTGGTCACAGGTTGCATATAGCTCCTGTACCTTGTAGTTATCCATGGGCTTTACTAGGTCGGAATAATAGGTATACACATCCCGCTCAGGTATGTAAGCGGATGCCTGGGCCTGCTGGTTAATCAGGCCGATGGTGACACGCAGGTAAGACAGTGGGTTTCTCCACTTCCTGCGCATCATGTCCTTATATTCATTACTTGCCGCCTGCACTACTCCATCACCCCGCAGTCTATCAGGTTCACCTTACAGTCTTTATACATGGTGGGCAGCCCATCCGGACCTATCTCGTCTATCTTGGCCGTCCGGTTCCCCGGATACATCCGCTCTGTTTTCCAGCAGTTGTTTTTCATGTCCGGAAACTTGACCGTCACCACAAACTCCTCAAACTCTTTAAGGATGCTGCTCCAGGTCGCCGCATCCAGATAGGACCACTGCAGGCCGTCAATCTTATCCTGGTCACGGCCCACGCGCTGCCCTACGAATTCCCCCAGGGCATTCTTGCCCTGGTTCACGTTCGTAGCAATGGTTAGGCCTGGACCCCGATCATAGTTTGGATATTCATGTCCATTGATATAGATTGGCACTTAGTCCACCTCCTTTATGTAGTCCGCATGGTGTATCCATTACGCTTATCCAGTTCCACTAATTTCTTCTTTATCTCCCGGATGTCGATATTGACCGTCAAGTCCATCTGCTCTATCAGGTCAATGATACGCTGTAGCAGGTCTACCATGATGGACAGATACTGCTCACTCATGCCATTACTGCTTGTTTGGGAAGCTAAAGCTACCGCCCGGTCTACCATGGCCTGCATCTTATCCTCAGGAGCCACAATCTCACCATAGTGTCGGTTATCACCTATCATGGCCAGCTGCGGGGTGTTGGCGCGGACAAAACCGCCTTGGGCCAGACGCGGAAGATGGATGTTTGGTATATTCGGGATAAAATCAGCGCCGATGCCTGGTACCTTATCCGCCACCTCATTTACGGCGTCTATCATGGCATTAATCGCATCAATAACCCTGTTGGCCATGCTCTCTACACCATTGATAATCATGTTAATGATACCCTTTATATCTGCCCAGATACCGTCCCAGGTTTCTTTTGTCTTTGTTCTCACCGTATCCCAGACCCCGGCAATAGCATCTTTCATGGCCGTGAACTTCTCATCCACTGCTGTCTTGATTGTATCCCACAGATTTGATACGAATTCCTTAATGGATTCCCATATTTCTGATGTCTTACTCTTGACATTCTCCCAGGCCGTGCTGATGGATGTCTTGATAGCATTGAATAATGTATTGGCCAGAGACTTAAGCCAGTTCCAAAGAGTATTCAAAAGTGTCTTGATTCCGTTCCAGATGGTACTGGTTGCTCCAGATATAGCAGTCCACGCCAGGTTAACAACATTTTGAATGAATGTTACTGCACCAGAAACGAGCTCTTTCAATGTCTCCCAAATACCGGTGAATATTTCCTTGATTCCTTCCCACGCAAGACTCCAGTCACCAGTGAACACACCAACAACGAAGTCAATTACACCGCCAAGTGCTGTGAGCAATCCTTCTATGATACCCGAAACGGATTCCCAGAAACCAAAGAATGTATCAATGGCGGCTTGTAGGCATGAAGCTATGACCGGTGCCACATTGGACATAAACCATTCAATGAATGGCTGTAGAGCTCCGGTCCACAATTTGGTGACCGCATCAGCTACTTTTCCACCAAACTCCAGGAACTTATCAATCAGCGGGCTCAGGTACTGGTCCTTAAATTCAACGAATCGAGATGACAGGTTCTGTAATACCGGCAGGAAATATGTGTTGTAGACATCAAGCAGCAGGGTGCCGATTTCCGTGAACCCTTGTTTGAAAGTTGCCAGCATGGGGGCTACATGCTCATCATATGTTGTACCAATCTTTTCAAAAGTTTCTGTAACCAAATCTTTAACCGTAGAAAAGACAGGTTCTACAGCACTGAATGTATCCTCCAGGGTTGTCTTGATGTAATCCGCATTTTCGATGAACGGAGCTGTAATGGTGTCCAGTACATCTGCCGCAAATGTCCCTGCCAATTCCGTGGCACCCATGAAGGCCTCGGAAAATATCCCAATAATATCTGCTGTAATCTGCTTGGCGCTGTTACTCCGTAGAGATGAAAATACAGTTGCAAGTGCTTTGGAAAAATTCCCGCTTATCTCCGCGATGCGTGAGCCAATATCAAACATGGACACAATATACTCAATGACACGGTCCTTATTCTGCTGCAGGAACAGGCTAATCCCACCCAGCAGGTTATCCGCTATGGATGTCCCGATGCTCGCCATGGAGCCTGCAACCTGTCCCAGGCTATAGGCAACCTGGTCAGCAAATGAATTAGCCGAAGCCAACACCTCCGGCGATGTGAATATATCCCTCAGGCTGCCTTTGATGCTGTCTATGGATGACTGTATACTATCAAAGACGGACGTATCGCCAAAACCATCCCAGAATCCTTCCCTGAACAGTCCCGCAAGCTCTCTGGCCTTTTCAATCAGTCCTGCATACTTGCTGTCCATCTCATCCACGGCCGATGTATCAAGCTCACCCATATCGAACTCGTCCGCAGAATACCCTCCATCAGCTCCACCTCCGGAACCACCGCCTCCGGAATCGGTATCAGGATTAATGATATTAAGCTCATCAATGCCTGTGCTGACACTTTTCATGTCTTTAGCGGCCTTCTTAGCAGCCCCGCCGGCTCCTCCGGCGGCCGCCCCGGCCTTATCCGCAGACTGGGCCATCGCATCCATACCGGCCGTGGCTGCGGATGTGCCTCCTCCACCCTTCTTCCCGGTCACCATCTCCGTAAATGCCTTGAAGGCATTGGCCAGGCTCATCAGCTTACTGATGATGCGGTTGATTACCTGGATGACCGGGGTCAGCACATTGATGAGCCCCTGACCGATTGTGGCCTTGAGGCTGTCAAACTGCAGCTTCAGGACGCGTACCTGGTTTGCCCAGCCATCCGCCGTCCGGATGAAGTCACCGGATGCCAGGGACAGCTGGTCCTGCACGAACTTATACCGCAGGGCCACCTTCTCAGCCTCAGACATCTTAGCCGTTACCTTGCCATAGCCGTTCGCCAGGGCATAACTGTCCAGGGCGCTCTGGGTCATGACGATGCCCAGGTCCTTAAGGGTCTCCGTCTCACCCGTGAACACGGATTTCAGCTTTGTATAGGCTTCATCTTGGCTGATGTTATAGAATGATGCCACATCACCAGACAGTCCAGTTAAAGCCGTGGCCATCTCATAGGCCTGCTGCTCACCAAAGCCGAATGCCTTGGCCATCGCACCGAATGTACCCGTGAATTTCTTAGCCATGGTCTCGGACAGGCCGAAGGAGGTTATGGCGTTCTTAGCAAAGTCATCCACCTGTTTGGACATCCGCGGGAATGTGACATCTACCACGTTCTGTACTTCCGCCAGGTCGGAACCCAATTCAATACACTGTGCGCCGAAATCTATGATTTTCTTTACTGCAAACGCCGCCGCCAGAGCAGCTCCCGCCTTTTTAGCCAGTCCCTGTATTCCGGCCATCTGCTGTTTAAATTGATTCTGGTTGACCACAAGGTCAAGGCCAATCTGGCCTACGCTGTCAGCTGCCATACATATCACCTGCCTTTTAATTCAAAAGCAGGCTCTGGCTCGCTACTCCTTTGGTGCGGCTCTAGGCTCTGTCATTTTTATATCCAACCTGTTTATGGTTTTACATCTGGGACATTTAATTTCCCCCTTAACGTATTCCGCCAGGAGAAGGGTCTGTCCACATCTTACACATCTTACTTTCTCAATCTTAACCACCTCCGCACATAGCCGCAAACATCTTCTCCAGGCCGGCCATTTCCTTCTCGAAGGTTTTCTCATCCATTTCTTTCATTTCCCGGTTGCGCCAATCGTCATATATCTGGCGCTGGTCCTTTGTATAATGTTTGATGATATCCTTATCTGTTTCGGACCGGATGGCTACCACACGGCCTAATGCAGTCTCCGGGGACAGGCCGGCAATCAGTGCCTTGAATTCGTCCCAGGAGACTGTTTCAAATTCCTTCGTTCTGATTCTTAACCCGTACTGCGACAAAAAACTGGAGACTATCAGGTCCCAGTCCTCAAACATATCGTAGTACGGGTCACTGCTCTCCCGCGGCAGGTTCCTCCATGCCGGAAATGAGCTGGACCGCTTCCTGCACTACAATAACCAAGTCATTGAATCCCAGTTTCATCCTCTCTATCTCTTTCTTGGACTTTTCTGGGAACATCATGTCGTAGGCCTCCAGAATTTCCTGTGCACCAGGGTCATTCGCTGACATCAGTCCCATGACCTTAAGCATGGTCGGGGCATCCGCATTCACTTCTATGGCCTTTCCCTTGATTACCAGGGATGGATTCCCTTCAAAACTCAATTTATCTGTGATATCTACTTTCCTTGCCATTCGTTATTCCTCCTTATGCTCCTGGTGTGGGTGCCGGTGTAAAAGTCGGGGCGCCATATCCCGTCACTTCAAATTCCAGGGTGTCAATGTTGGTTGTATCACCGCCGCCCGGAGTGGTCACATTCACAACCACGTCACAGGCCAGCTTTGCGCCGGATACCATGGTCCACTCAAACTTCGTCATGACGTCCTGTCCGAACTTCCAGGCCAGGCCGGCAATATAGTCATTGGTCGGGTCACCTACTGACCTCTTTCCTTTGAAGGAAAATCCCAGCTTCTTTCCTGTCATGGCTGCTTTTGCCCAGCCCTTCGCATCCATGGCATACCATTCCTCTACGGTACCGTCAATGGACGGAGCGAAATTCTCCAAATCTAACGGTACAGCCATATCCTCCTCTGTGCTTTCGAGGCCTTTTATGCCAAACTTAAACACATTGTTATGCACCGGATAAACTCTTCCTGCTACATCTGCCATATCTCATTCCTCACTTTCTCTGATACACAAAATCCAGCCGTATCGCATATTCATATACACCCTTTTCATCCGTTCCCACGTCAACCGGTTCCGGTACCTGGAGGATGATACAATTAATGGGTGTATCCCCTATGGACAGGCTGGATACGTTTTTAATTTTCTCATACAGCTCATAGGCGGCCCGCTCTGATGCCTGTACGTCCCTGTCCCAATGGACCAGCAGGGAAATGCGCCGGACATCGTAGCTGCTGTAGTCATGGCCGCCCAGGGCCATCACGGGAGGACCGCTGCCCTGCCGGTGATATACACCAATGGAATGGTCCTTCTTGCTGTTCAGCTTCCCGATATAGACATTCCTTTCAGCCGTAATTCCCAGGCCTCCTAAGTATCCCCGGATGTCATCCAAGGTCAGCATCATACACCACCTACTTTCCTGTAAAATCGCTTAAATGCATTCTTTGCAAAATCCTGACTGACGCCGCCGGGCAGCCACGGTTCATACCATTCACCGCCTGCAAACGGGTTCTCATCCGTCTGGAAATTGTATTCCGGATGAAAATACAGACGCCGCGCATAGGGCGTGTTTACCACCAGCGTCGCTTTCCCTTGACCACATTCTTTGTAATCCGCAAAAAAGCTGTCCTCCTCCAGGTGGCCTGTGTCAAATGGCATCACCTGGGCCTGGACAACTTCCGTGTGCATTGCCTCCGCTGTCATCTCCAAGGCAGTCACTGCCGCCTGTGTAAGCTGCTTAATTCGCGGGAAATTCATCTTTACGGTTGATTTAACCTGCATCAGACCACCTCTAACTGACAATAGTTCACCGTCCCATCCGGATTTCTGGCCTTCATCCCCTGCTCAATCCTCCGCTCTTCCCCGAATATGGTAACGGTACCCCCGCTTAAGGTTGGGAAGTCCGGGGCAATGTCCCCAGGAAACAGGGCCGTACCGGTTATTTGCACCAGCTTCTTTTCCGCGGTAAGAATGGTCTTAGCTCTGTCCTGGAAATTACATTTCAATTCCAGGTCCAGCGCCTTCTCCGGCTGACCATGGTTATCCGTGTCCTCCGACTCCAGATGGACATGTATATCTGTCTTACATAGCCGTTTTGGAACTAAGCATGGATATTTCATGGTTCACCTCGCTAACCGGCAGCACAGGCCTGCCTGGGACAGCAGAGCATACACATCCCGCTTCATAGCCACGCCCTTATCCGTAAATACGTTCCAGCTGCTGCCAAACTGTGCCGACACCCCGTTGATGCTGTAGCCCTGCAGGATGGTGTTAATCTCGTCTGCGTTTTCCCATTCAAAGTCCGCCTGCTGGCAGACCACTTCTTGGATAACATCCTGCTGGAAGGCTGTCAGATTAGAAAATCCCCGGCCCACAATACGGTTGTAGGTCAGGGAATCAACGTGGCGGCTGGCCTGCTTAAGGGCCTTGTCCAGTTCGTCCATAGGGATAACATCCCCCTTGTATGCGTCACAGTAGTACTCATAGGTGACATAGGGTTCATAGGGCATGTCATTCACCCGCCTTTTTACTCTCTGCTTTCTTTGCCGGTTCCTGCTTTGGGGCCTGGAGGGCTGCAATCTCTGCTTTCAATGCTTCGTTTTCAGTATATCTTTCAGCCGCTATGTTCTGCAGATGCTCAATCTCTTTAACCGCCTTCATGTATTCATCATAAGGCACTGTCTTTCCGCGTCCATACGCAGTCACCCGGCCGTCATCACCCACAATATCAAAACCAGCATCCTGATAGGACTTCTGCTGGCTTTCACCAATGGTGTACTCTTTATTTCCCTTAACTGCTCTCATACTACCTCCTTACGCTCCGGCTGCCTCTACGTTCATGGCACATCCCTCCACCTTCTTTTCCAGAAGGAACAGGTCGCCATAGCAACGGTTCTGATACAAATATCCGTCCGCCGTTCTTGAATCCGTTCCTGGGGTGAACAGCTTGATGTAGCTGTATTTGTCGCGGCAGACCACACAGGATGTGTGAATCAGAATCCAGTTAATCTGCTTGGCGTCAGCGGAAGCTACACAGCCGGTTGTAAAGTCATACTTCGTCTTCATCCTGGCTGCCGGAACCATCTTTATGGTCACATCATCCAAGCTATGTACCTTACGGTTGATTGTGGACGGGGATGCGACGGTCATAACCCTCTGGAGTCCTTCTGCCTCCTTCACAATCTTATTCATGGTTGGGGTAACATACAGCATCCTCCCCTCCTCCGGAACACCGGCCTCGTCCATCCTCGCCATTTCCTCGTCAAATGCTTCCAAGAAATTGGCTGCCGTAATCACATCAGTACTAATACGGCCTGAATAGGTGGTCAGCTCTGCATGAAGTTTAGAATAGCGGTAGGAATCTTTTTCCGGGATAGCCTGTTCGGTCTCAAACGTGTTCTGTATGTTTGCCACGGATAAGGTCAGGTTTGTTTCGTCAATGTCCATGGGGTCAATCCAGAACTCCACATCCCTGTCGTGTTCCAGCTTCTTTGCCTCCCAGTCATTACTCAGGGTGCCTACATTGAATCCCGGTGTCCTGGTATGGTCCTTATACCCAGTCACTGCCATCCTTGGAAGTTTGATAGTCTGGGCATTGATGAACTTCACCTGCTGGTTACTCTGTGTTAAAGCATCCGAGCATAATTCCTTTGCGTACTTCTGCTGGAGCAGCTGTGTAAAGGTTGTTGCATAATCATATACTGCCATTTCTTAATCCTCTCTTTCATTAAAGTCCGAACGCCTTTTTAAGGGCGTCGTCTGTCGCCTGCGTCTGCTGTTGCCCACTGGCAGCTCCCACCTGGATGAACCCGGTGGAGCCTGATGCCTGGGGTTTCAGCGCCGGCACGTCCTCAAGTACCTTGTCCAGAGCCGCTTTAAGCGCCTCATCGTTGATTTTCCCATCCTGCCCCATGACCTGACTTAAGTCGGCCATCTTAAGGACATATGGAATTGTTTTGGCATCAATCCCCAGTGATACTGCCGCCATGGTGGCTGCACTGTCAATCATGGCCTTCTGAGCCACTGCCTGAGCCTGGGTGAGCTGCTGCTGGATTGCACCTACATCTGGCTGCTGGGCCGCCTTCTGCTGCTTAAATGTGGCAATTGCCTGTTCCATTTCTTCCTGGCTGAGCCCCTGCTGCTTGAAGTAGGCTTTCAAGGCCGTGTCCTCCTTAGCGGCCAGAGTTCCTTCCAGCATTTGCTGGATTTTAGCATAATCAATTGCGGGGGATGCCTGCTGTCCTGTTTGAGTTTGTGTCTGCTGCTGATTCTGACCTCCTGCCGGCGGCTCTGCTCCACCTGCGGGCTCAGCAAATAACTGTAAGTTCATACGTTTCATCATCCATACCTCCATTTTAAGGGTGTCACCCTGTAATTTTTATTGCATCCATTGTCATCAGTGTCGCTGGCCACGCAGCAGTTTTAAGCCATGCTCGTGTTTGGGCGTAAAAATAACACCCGGGATAGTCCCGCGTGCTTCACTCATTTCTTCTTTCCATTCCAACACAATATAATAAGTGTCAGGCATATAATTGCCGTAATCTGTACTGCCGGGGTCATATCTCCACCTTCTTTCCGTTGCGATATCGCAAATTATAACCTGTCCGTTTCATGTTTTTTGTTACAGCATTAATGATTTCATCTTCATCCAGATGTTCCGTAACATCCATGGAAACTTTCGTCACAGCCGGCTCGTAAGTTGCAAGGAAGATATCCGGCTTACACGGATATATCTCTCCTGCTATACCACGGATAATATAATCCCCCACACTGGCCTCATGTACACCTTCCAGAGTCTGAATCATGAATTTTACATCCGGCGTCCCTGCATTTTCAAACCACGCCACCTTGCTTTTGATAGCCTCGATAATCCATTCAGGGTCATCCTCCTGCTCTGGTCCTCCTGTCCATTGAAAAGCCTCAATTACCACTGGTTTCTTTCTGTATTTCATTCTTATCCTCTCTTTCCGTTGCGATATCGCAACAAATAAAATACCACCGGCCATTACTGACTGGTGGTATCATGTTTCTTTTTATATTCTTCCAGCTCTTCTTTTGTCGGCATCGGAATCACAATATCATCATGATCCTGAGCAAAAAACGTCCCTTTTGGATACTCGCCGATTGGACGATCAACGTCCCGAAAACTTACTATATGCTTTTCTTTCATTTTTCCTCCATAAAATATGTAAAACCATACTTTGATGTCAGTTTATCTAGGATGCGTCTCTGATATTCAATTGAGTAGTCATTATCTGTTGTAATCCGACCAGACAATACCTCTTCATACATTTCATTCTGTAACGATAACTGGATCTCAGAATATTCTTTTTCCAACTTTTCAAAGGAATTGATTCCTTCCGGCCATTCCGCAGGCTGTCTTATGACATACACCCCATCACGACCAATGGCACGCAACTCTGTGACACCAGTTCTGCCCATCATATCAATATCATCCACTGAAAAGGTAGCTCCACTTGGATGATTGTGGGTTAACACACCACCTAACATTAGCGCTGTCTCTTCATCGGTATACACAATCCTGTCTTTTTCTCCGCGTTTCTTTAGGATACGCTTTCCTTGGGAATCGTACAATATCCCATATTCATTTTTATGTCCAGCAATGGAAGCCTCGTCAAGCCTACGTCTTTCAATTGCATCATCCGACCACCCCTCTGTTTTAATTATACCAGAGTCCTGATACTTGGCAAGCCTTCGTTTCCAGTCTTTTTCTTTTGCCGTATACATAGTCTTGTTTTCAGGAGATAATGAGTGTTCTGCCAGCCTCCCATACTTTTCCGCCTGCCTTGATACATACTGCTGCCCGGCCTCCTGCTTATTGGCCTGACCAACCGCCTCCAGTTCCTTCTCAGTCCAGGTATCGTCCGCCGTGGAGATGCCAGGGAAATAGGTTGTATGGCTGTCCTTGCATCTGGGGTGATACAGTCCAGATGCTATGGCCTTACTCATGAGGGGATACGGCCCATCGGATTTCTTTCCGCCGGACCAGACGTCGTCAATCAGGACTTTACCGACAAAGGGCAGGCACTTAGGGCACGGATTCCCGCGCTTAGCCATGATAACCGTGGTAATCCCCCATTCCTGCCGCTTCTCTCCTTCACCCTGCAGGTAGGCCCGCTTGGATGCCGTCCGGATGGCCATGTCTGCATAATCTGCCAGGGTATGACGGGCACCATTGGCATACTCCACACAGTTCAACCCGCGGGAAAGCAGGTCCTTGGTGGCCATGTCCACAGCCTTCTCATAGGTGCCGGCGCCTGAATTGGCATATACCTGGGCGTTGAAAATGGCCTTCCGGTAATCATCATTAGCCATCCTGAGGACTGCCGTTTCAGCTCGCTGCATATCATTGGTCGTGGCCTGAATTAGTGCCTCTAACTTCCGGTCATTCATCCGGAAGAACTCTGCCGTGGCTCCCTGGCTGACTTTCTTTGCCGGGAACCCATTCCGGATCGCGTTCAGAATTTGTATTTCCTGCTGCATGTTCCCCTTCTGCCGGGCAATCTGGATAAGCTCACCCATTTCCTTGTTTAGGTTCCGAAATTGCTTTCCATACCGCTTCTGGTTGTCCTTTTTGTACCTCTCCAGGGCTTTCAGCTGTTCCGTTTGCCACATGGACCACTCAATACCTTCCTTGGTCTCCTCGGCCCGATGCCTGTCCATGTTGCGAATCATGCATTTGATAAGCTCATCCTCTATGGCCTGGAAGGCGGCACCGATATTATACTCATTATGTTGCACTCATCAGCGCCCCTTCCGCACCCAGGGTGCCACTTTCCATCAGTTGACCACCTTTGTTGGAATACACTCTGTATCCCTGGGCCTTAAATTGTCGTGTCAGACTCTTAAGCTGTGTGACGCTGCTACACTTATCACAGCGCAGCTCTGCATATCCCTGCTTCTCAATGGCGTATATCCCGAATGGCACCTGATCACTTGCCACCTGCAGCAGCCCCTGGTACTCCTTCTGGTTCATCTGGTACAGGCGGTTCATTACCTTGACCTTCATCTGCCTTTCCTCCCTCCATGTTCAGTTGGAAGCCACCGGCAGACGTACTGATTCCGGGTTCCTCCACTTCCGCAATGCCCTGCTCTGCCTTCAGCCGCGCTATCTCCTCTTGTTTCCATGCATCATCCTTGCTGTCCCCATACAGCTCTTCTACCTGGGCCTCAATGCTCATCATAGGGACACCCGGCCTTGCCTTAGCCAGGGTCTCCACCTGGCTCTCAAAGGATGGGTTTGCATACTCTCCAAATGGGATGTCTACCTTGACCTCCTCCGCAGCCTTTCCATGCAGGAAGTTATATGCGTTGATGGTTGCCCCCACCAGCTCAGGCAGGGTTTCCTGCAGCGCCTCCACGATAGCGTTCCGGGTATACAGGGTAGCTTTTTCTTTCTCACGCTGAGCCTCAGCATTATCCAGCTTCTTGACATCAATGCCCAAAGTGCTGGGACTTATGACCCCCTGCAGACAAAGGTCCAGAGCTGTACAGTAAGATGCAAGATAACTGTCATGGGGTATTGCCGGCTGCACCACGTTGACCTTGTTATCCGCACTTTCTGACATGTCGTTATCAGAGGCAAAATACTGATTATCAAAAGAATTGGGGCGAATAATCTGCCCGGTCGCTGGGTCGTGCGGTATCAGGCACTCAGGAATATATGTCCTGGCTCGTCCAGCGCGTAGGGCATCCATCCACTGGGACCAAGCCTCGTCAAAGGCGTCAAAGCTGTCCAGCTTACCATCAAAGATGCTGCCGCCGCGTCCTTCATATTTGGTGGACTCATACACCTGCAAGGGTACTGCCAGGATGACATTATCATCAAACTTCGTGTCCTTGATGCCCTTGGTGGCGTCGATAGCATTGAGGGGCACCGAAGTGTCACCCTTGTACAACTCGTTGTATATGTAACCATATCCATAATGCTCATATAGGACATACTGCTGATGGCCAGCCTTATACGGCGTCTTGAACACGACCTCCTTCACCCGGTCCCGGTTCCGGGCAATCTCAATGCGTTCCCCTGGATACCATTCCAGAATAGGGTACTCGCTGACAGTCGTATCAATCGTGACCTTAAAGGCTCCATCCCCGATGTATAGGACCTCCTTTAAAGCCTTCTCCATTTTACGAGTGAACTTATTATCTTTTGCAATGTCCTCCCACAGTTGCCGCTGCCGGTCATTATCCGCAAAGTCAAAGTCATTCATATCATCCAGGACAATGCCTGAGAGGATGCGGATAATCAGCCCAGGCAGACCGGTATGTATCTTGCGCATCTCCATACCCGGAGTGCACCTGCTGGCCCAGAATTTGTATTTGTCAGCGTACTCGGGAGCCTGCTGGTACATCTGTTCCAGCTCATTGCCATCCCCGCGGTACCAAATCCGGTTCCGGATGGCATTAGCCTCGAAGTCCAGGACCTCGTTAATCTGGATGCAGTTCCCGCTGGCCGGCACCACATTCAGCCAGGTACGAATGCCACGCTTAATTGTCTCATTCATGTTGTTCAGCCACCTCATTTCTTCTCAGCCTCCTCAAATCCAATCAGGTTCCGGTATGGTATCCATGCATACTGATTGGCATTAATGGTATGGTCGTTCCTGTCCTCTGGCTTGTCCTTCTCATCATCCCAGCTGTACCGGTCCAACTCGGACAGATGCTCCATGCAGGTATCAACTACCAGGTAACAGCCCTGCTGTATCCAGCCCAGCTGCAGGTTGATACGGTCCAAAATCTCCGGTCGCTTGTAGGAGTCATAAAAATTATACAGGCAGCCCTTAAGCCGCTTGTACTTGCGCAGCTCCGTAATGGTCGCCTGGTCCGCATTATCTATATACACATCCTTGGCAAATCCCCAGTCCTTACGGCACTGCTCCAAGAAGGCCACGAACTTAACCGCCGTGTCGCTAGGGGCAAGCGGGATGTCAAGCTTGGCATTGTTGTAGACCTTCTCAGCCAGGGTAACAAGCTTTCTGTCCTCCGTGATGCCCTGGAATATCATAGCTATGGTATCTGGGGACTTAGAGGAGTAGGATGTGTCCAGGGCGGCAGTGAACTTTTTGAATTTCAGTGCCTTGGCCTGCTTGACTGTGATGACATGCTTAGACCGCTCGAAGTTGCTGAAGATCAGGCCGGTTGCCTTGCCTCTCAAGCCCTGGATCTTGTTTTTCCAGATCTTTGTGCCCTTCGGCGTGTTGGTCATGATCTGGTCCAACTTCTCCTTGGACAGGCCCAGATTATGGGCAAAAGAAAAGAACCAATGCACCCAACCGGGTTTTGGTTCCTCCTGTAATTCATCCATTATCTCTTTTGGTGTTTCATCTTCCCACTCAGGCAGTGGCCTGGAACAGTTGATATACTCCTTATACACATCCAGGCCCGGGTCATCCGGGTTGAGCGTGGCCATCAGGTAATCGCTTCTCATGGCGGCCTCACGCACAAACTCTATGTCGGCCGTGTTAATCTCATCAATGTACAGGCATCCGTACTGGCCGCCCAGGGCATCCTTCCACTTGCGCTTGTTGCCGTAGCCGACAACAAAGATTATCTTATCGCCGCCGGATGTGTGGAATAGGATGTGAGGCATGTTATATCCACCGCCGCCGTTGCCTTTGTACTCCACCAGCACGCCGAAGTCATCCAGGATGCCCAGGTCCTTCTGGATGATGTTCTTCTCGGCGGCGCCGGTGTCATCCGCAGCCAGGATGTGCAGCTTTTTGGGCGATTCCGCTACCTTTAGCATGAATTTGAATAACCCCACCGTGGTCTTGCCGGCCGCCGTGGTACCCTCCAGGAACTCCACCGGGGCATCACAGCGCAGGAACGCCTTGTACTTATCCGACAGCAGTAATCTACCCGCGCTCATTACCCACCACCACGCATCTGCTGGAGCAGGTCGTCAAGCTTGGTCTTTTCGGTATCCAAGCCGCCGGACAGCTCCACCTTATCCTTAAACATCCCCAGATGGCGCCCCAGGAGCTCCAGGGCTCTTACCCTGTCATAGGTTTCCACGTTTATCCCAAACTTAGTTTCTTTGATTGCGGAGATAGCCGCCCGCTTCTCCTCTGGCAGTTCTTCAGTCGGGATTATTCGAACCACATCCCTTGTCTGCATCTGACCGGTATCTGGATCCACCACATAAGAGTTGTTCCGGATAACCGGCTCCCGCACAACATGTGCAAAATCGGTGCCGTTTGCACTGGCAATCTTCCGCAGCTCCTCCAGCACCCAATCTTGGGTAATCTCAGTACGCTTTTCCCGGTCCTTCATGCGCTCCTGGATATATTCCGCAACCTTAGTATTTCTTAGCAGCTTACTACCGTTGACCGCCGCAGCCTCATCCTTCTTGCAGCTCGGATACGCAACCTTGTAAGCCCTGGTGGCATTCAGGCCAATCAAGTATTCCTCACAAAATCGCTTCTGTTTCTTCGTCAATCAGGCTCACCTTCTTTCTGCGCAGGAAAAAGCCTCCACATCTCGGCGGAGGCCCTTAAGGGGAAAATCAATGTCAAATGTATCTGTCCGAATAGCGGGGGCAGGATTTGAACCTGCGACCTCCGGGTTATGGGCCCGGCGAGCTGCCAGACTGCTCTACCCCGCATCAATACCGGCTCGTCACCGGTATGTTCCAACTCACACCGCGGTTGGCTTACGGATACCTTGCACCAGTATGGTATCAACTGGGAGCTGCTCTCTATCCGATTTGCGAAGCTATGAAGAGACAGGAGAACGTCAGCTTCTAATTAGCCACCAGGGTATGGCACCTGGCGGCCGTTAATCAATGTGGGAGGAGGAAACGGCTCTTACACCACTTCCAGCCTATACTATAACATTTTGAAAACGAACAGTGCGAACAAAACGAACAAACATTACTTTTCTTCCATAAATCGCTGAAATTCCATTCTCACGCTGTCCGCTGTGGCCTTTCTTCCCAATTTAATCGCAACTTCACTCCAGGACATCTTCTGAAATATCGCATATCTAATAATCCGCTGCATCCTCTGAGGTATTGCATTCATCCAAGTCTCCACCCGAACCTTGATTCTTTCCGCATCCGCTTTTCGCTCCTCTAACAGATGCTCATAGGTCTCCAGTGCTCCTGGCTCGCTCACAACCGAATAGGCCATCCCCTGAATCTTAAAGCTCTGGGCCGTATAAGGGAACTCTTTCATGGACCCATGAACTCTGTCCTGTAAAATAGTCTTACGCTGCCGCTTAACCCTCCGTATATCTTCCTCAGTTTCCTTTATCAGCTCGCAGGCGTCTATGTATTGGCTCAAAATATCCTTGTCCATCGGCATATCCTTGTCCATCGGAATCACCTCCCCGTCAGTATTCCCACCAGAGTACAGTAAAAGATAACTGCACAGACATCTTTCTTTCGACAATAGTACCATGCCATCAGAAGATTCCCCAACAATACAGTGGTTCTAATTATTTCAAATATTATTGGCTCCACCTCCAAACTCTCTTTTATACCACATCCGCAGCCTTGCCAGCTGTACCCTCACGGGCGGCTCCCGCAGCTCCGGAACCGGGCACAGGCTGGTGTACATGTAGGCCGGCGCCGTCCGTATGCGCTCCTTGATTGCCTCGTCCGTTTGGGCGGCCAGAGCCTTGCTGTGGTCGATGCGGCTGACCTTGGACTGCTTACTGTCTTTCTTTCTCATAGACACCACTGCCTCATTACGTCTGTTACCACCTTTAGGAGCTGTACTGCAAGATTCAGTCCTATATAAAATCCTGCTCCTACGATGATGCCAAAGCTGTACCATTCAAGTACCTTTTTAATACACTCCTTGCACATCTCCTGATTCTCCTTTCGTATCAAAGTTTCAGTTTGGTTCATCATGATATTTCAATGCCTGGCCGCAAGTTGGACAGAAATAATCATCATCCTCAACCACATCTGAATCACATACCGGACAGAGGCACTCTGCTTCATCACCAGCTGAATAATATGATTGATATGCTGGTGTCCACACCACCATTCTCGGCTCGCTTTTGTCTTTTAAATACTGGACTTCTCCTGGCGTCAGGCCGGTATCCTCATAGGCTTTCAGCTTTTCTTTCTGTTGCAGCATGATTGCCTTCACCCGTTGCAGTACCGACAACGTAAAAGTATTATCCCGTTCCGCGTTGGACTTTATTGCAGCATCCAGCTCTATGATGTCTTTTTCAAAATCTCTTTCCATCCAGGCTCCTTTCTCCGGTTCTCCCAGAAATCCTAATTCTGGTTACAGCCTTTTTTCACCTTCTGAATTTCTTTCAGTTTCTCAATCAGCAACGACCGGTTCATATCGCAATCCCGGAAGAACTTCCCATCCCGCAGCAGATAGTACTCATGCCGGCCGTAACCATCATGATATTGGGCCTCATAGCTTCCTGACGCATATCCATCGAATATCCTTGCGTGATACACCTTGACCACCATGCTGGTGCCGTCCTCCAGGTCATACCGATAGTACCGTTCCCCGGTCTGTTTCGTCTCAATCCATAACGGCCACGTCTCATATGCATCCACGAAGGCAGCCCGTTGGTCATTGTTCTTTAGCACTGGCAGTTCCGGCTGCTCTGGCCTCGGCGGCGGATTCACGATGTCATCCAAATCGCATACATAGCTGGCCAGGGCACAAACCTTTAGTTTCAGCCGGCGGATATAGATGTCATTTTCGTCTACCCCACATTCCAGTCCTGCCTTAAGCAGGTTTTTCGCACGTTCCAGCTCATCCTGGGCAATCTGCAGCTCGGTCATGGGTTCCTCCGGGGCCCGGATGTCATCCTCCGTTTCTGAAATCTCCGTGAATTCACCATCAATCACGGTATCCTGGGATTCCGGCATGCCAGGAACATCGTCTTCATGTTCTGATGCCTCATCCTCAGCGCTTCCCAAGAGGCTGAGTAATTCCTTTACGTACTTGCTCCAGGTCAAGCTCAGAAATGTCTCGCACATATTATCCTGGAAATGAATCCGTTCCGGGCCGCATTGATAAAAGCCGTACTCCGTTGACCCGCTGTCATGGGGTTCTCCGTAATTGATTATCAGCTCCTGCCTCAGCAGTTTCACGTTCCCGTCATTGACGGCCTGCGCACACGGCTTGGACATGTGATGCTGATAGAAGTCCAGAACACATTCCTCCTGGGAAGGGATGGCTGTTTTCCCCTGTTGCACATCTGCGGCTTCCAGTAGCGGACAATCCGGCTCTGCCTTTGGGGTTTCCAGATGCTCCGGGCGCCGCTGCGAACTATAACATTCCAACTCACAGTCACCGCGCCTGACGCATTCCCAGCAGCACACCCGGCTGCAGTCCTCCCCGGTTCCCGGGATGAGCTTATGGGCCTCCTCCAGGGTGCAGTCAAATTCCGGCCGGTGGATGCACTTCCCGGACTTCTCTGGATGAGCCTGTTCTGACTTTGGTAGTTCCGGCTCAGGCTCCGGTTCAACTTGTGGCGTCACAAGTTCCGGCTCCGTCTTTACTCTGTGTCGGAATTGGTATTCTTCCTCCAGACGGGTATTTTCTACGTCGAATACGGTCCGTCCCGAATCCGTGTAAAAAACTGTAACGTCCTGCCGTTTAAGAACTTTGTATGATAGTCCAAAAGCAGTAACTTCACACTCTTTTTCGGGCCTGGCATATCCGGCATCCAGGTATGCTCCTACAACCACGGCAAGGGCGGCACCATACGCATTGTCTATCGTCCTGTTTCCAGCAGTGAAATGTATTACCTCCGGCTCTCTTTCAGCTCCTTCATCCAGTTGCGATGTTACAACTTTCCCGCTCAGCTCTCCCTCATGTTCCTTCAGCTCTGGTTGTAATGTCACAACTTCTTTTTCCAGCTGAGGTTCCGGCTTCCGGATAGCCTGCAGCTGCTTCACTGTCATATCCGGATTAACCAGGGTCCGCTGTTCTTCCGTCAGGTAAGCCAGCTCCACCAGCTGGGAAATTTTATACTCCCTATACTCTTCCGCCAGCACCGGGCTGTTCCCGTCCTTACTCAACTGATCATTGACCTTGATGCACCGGCTGGCCCATCCCTTATCCCGGTCATATTTGTCACGGACGAATTCCTCAAAATTCTGATATCCAGCCTCCTGGAAGAGTTTTCTGTCTCGGATGGCCTTAAGATAAAACCCAACCAACCGCTATGTAATTCCTGACTGAGGCCCACATATTGGTTTCTATACCATCCATGGCCTGTGCCAGGGTCATGTCACGTTCATACCACTGCATTACTTCATTCATCGTGGCCCTCCTACTTCATCGTCTCATATATCCACTTCTTCTCATTCCACGCAACAGCCACCGGCGCCCCGCAGTCATAGCAGTCCACGTCAAATTCAGTCTCTGTCATGTTGGTCAGATACCTGGCCTGCCTGCCGCATTCACATTTCATGTACAGCGGAACCATACGCTCCATCCTTGTCACGGCCCCGCATTCACACCGGTAATGATTCAGCCGTGTCTTGGCACAGAATCCCCTGGTCTTTCCACAGGCAGGGCATTTCATGTACAGATACCCGCCATACCCTGCGGAGATGATGTTAGGCGCCGGTTCTCCGCCTTCCTTTTCCGGAATCTCTGCTGCTTCCACCACCGTCTCAGCCTCCTGTCTTTCCTGACCTGGATAGACTGTTTCTGTCGATTCCTGAACCGGTGCCACAGCCACGCCTTCCTGCAGCTTCTGTCCCCTGCTTCCAATCAGCCACAGTGATTCTGCCAATTTGTGGAACGCCGTCCGCGCCTGGCCCTCCTCCATGTCCATCACCATATATGCTCCTGGCATTGATATCCTAACTTTCATCCTGTTCTCTCCTTCCCACCGGCATGCATCCGAAATGAATGTGGAGCTCCGTCCGCCGCCTTGTCTTGATATACACATGATCCCCGCTTATCTCCTGTCCGCACTGGCTGCAGATATAGACCTTGGGTTTTTCAGTTGTTTTCTTTTCTTTCCCTCTAGGCACCTTTGTCCTCCTCTTCTGCGGCTTCTAAAACAAGTTTTCTTAATTTCATAATGCCTGCTATGACGCTGCCATAGCACTTTTCCTGATACAAGGCTTTGCTGATTAATTCGCACATCCCCGAATCCGCTACAGCCTGGTTGATTTTCTGCAGGCTATGCTCTGCGTCTGACCATTTTATATACAGGTTTCTATGCACTACTTCATGAATGATTGCTTCCGTCATGTCCTTTAGTTCCTGCCGAAGGTTGTTGTATGCCATTCTGTGTTTTGTCCGGAGGATTTCCAGTGGAACATTATCCTCATTCTTTTTAAGTTTCCACAGCAGGTCTTTATATCCTTGGATATCAACACTGATAATCTCTGGCATTTCCTGACCGAATGATTTTATGAACATGTATTCTGAGATATACAGCCAGTCATCCACCTGCTCTTTGTTTTCAAATTCTGGATAATGCCCCGGAACCATTCGTATTCCGCTCTCCCATATCTTCCTTTCGGCATATTCTCTTACTTCGTCCGTCATGATTTCCTCCAAGTAACCACTTTTCATGGTTACAGTAACCATCTTTTTATACTCATTGGATACCGCTCAAACCCTCATAAAATAAGGCTTTGTCAGCCACGGCAACCAAAGTAACCATGTTTTTAGGTTCCCTTACGCGCGAGGCATTTTTTCTAAATCTTTGTTAAAATATATACAAAGATTGTAAAATATTTTTTCTGTATATAGATAGGGTTTTTGGATGGTTCCATGGTTACTCACCCCTAAAAACACCCGCAAACCCGCATGAAACCTAGCTTTTTGCGGTAACCATGCCTTGGTTACTCCATGGTCCCTGTCAGTTGAACGGCAGCCGTTCCTGGCCGTCATCCTCTATTTTCACAAATCCATCCCTGTCCGTGTTGTCATTTAACTTGAGAAAAATGCACCGTATCTTATTCCCATTGAAGCTTTTCACCTTGTCCATCCGTTTCCCGCTCCCTTCCACCTGGATAATGCCCTTCCGGTTCGCCCAGGACAGGAAAGATGTACGCGAAAACCCGCCTTCCTTGCACAAAGCCGTAAAGGCCGTGGCATAGATGATGGCATATCCATTCTCAATCGTGCCCCACTTTTCCACGTTCTCCACTTTACCGTCAAATCTGGCCGGATTCATAGCCACCTTGTCCAGCACGTACTGGTAGCACCTCTCATTGTCGGACAGCTCATCACGGTCCACCAGGACCTCTCTGGCCTCCTCCAGACTTATGTACTGCCCGTCCTTGAACAGATAGTCCGTGGCCAGCTTGTCGGCCGTCAGGATGATTGACAGGGACAGGCTCTGCTTCTGCATCTTCTCATCATCTGCCAGCTGGCGCAGGAAGCCCCGCTGTATTTCGCGGATCTGCTCAACCCCAATGTCTTTGACGACATCCACAAACTCCTGGCCGGCATGGCCATAATTGTGTTTGACCAGCTCCGCAGTGGCCCCAGGATCGTCAAAAACCCGCTGACCGCACTCAATTTCCAGTATTCGGTTGATAGCGCCACCCTGGGTCACATAGGAGCTCAAAGGCCGTTCTCCATTGGTCAGAATACAGTTCTTCCAGTGGTTCTCCCGGTTCAGTCCCAGCTCCTTGTTGGAGCGGGTTTTGCCCTTTCCGGAGCACAGGTCATAGACCAGCCCCTCAAAGTTGTCCTCTATCTTCCGGTTCTTCTTGCTGGTATCATCCAGAATGAGGGGCAGGTTATTCAGCAGGTCGCAGATTGCTTCCAGCCCGACCTCTGTCCCCTTATAATCCTTAATATAGGCGCTCTCGTCCGGATCCGCCCAGACAGACGCAGCCAGCATCAGATCCACTGTCTTTCCACCTTCCGTTTCTCCCCAGAGGTCCACAAAGTACGGCAGACCGCCCAGGAGCTGCACCAGGACACTTGAAAAGGATGCCGCCAGCATAAACTTAACCTCCAGCCGGCCAATCCGGCGCAGCTCCAGCACATGCTCATACCACTTATTACGGCTTCCGGATGGCCCAATGCTCTCCGCTATCTGGCGGAACCGCACGTCCCCATCGAACACAATGTCCGTGTCATAGGGCAGGAACCCACCGCGGATCCATCCCAGCTTGGACGTGGAATACTGAACCGCTATATGCTCCTCGTTGGCGTTCTCTACATCAGCCAGGTAACGCACCAGGTATTTTGCATTCTCGCTGGTGACCGCTATCCCACGACCAGACAGGCTTACTATCTTATTGGCGGACGTAACCATGGTTTTAGGCACAATGATTTCGTCCCAACGCCCGTTGCGTTTGTAGGCCAGCTTTATCTGCTCCTCCCCAGTCTCCAGGTTCTTCAGCCGCTCAATGGGCAGGATAGGATGATAGCAGGCCAGGATGTCCGTGTATCCCGTGGTGGGGTTCCGAAGGAATATCCCTCCCTCGCCGGCAATCCACTCTTTACACTGCATCCGGTCATAGGGTCCATCAAAATTGGTCCATTGCTCCAGCGTGCAGGGCTGGTTTTTCTTATCCCGTTCCCGGCGCCGCATCTCCCGCTCCACACGTTTATAGGCCTTGACCAGTTCCTGGAACTTCTTTTTCACCCCCAGCTCTCCGGCCCGGTCCTCCAGTGACAGCAGCAGCCTTGACTTGTACAGCTCGTCCTCCTGGTCAAACACTTCTGTCAGCACATCATCCGACAATACTGTTTCAGCCGTCAGCTCCTTCAACGGCACCATGCTACCACCTCGCTTCCAATCCGCTTAACTCTGCCTGCACATACAGCTGGTACTGCAGGGCATTGTAACAGTCACACCAGGTATCGCTTAGCGGCTCTGAATGCTCCATATAGGCCCTGTAGATGCTTATGAGCCTGTTGTTCAGCCGGCGCTTCTCCCGTTCCCGGTCCGCCTCCTTTTGACGCATAATGCGCTGCTTCCGTGCCTGGTAGACCGCCAGCCGGCTGGAAAATGTCGGCTTCTGATATTCTCCGCCAAGTCTGTGGAATGCCTCTTTGAAGGAGACCTCATCCATCATCATAACAAAGTCAAAGATATCACCATGCTTGCCGCAGGAATGGCAGTGGAAGTCCCGATCATATACCTTGAGTGATGGCTCCCGGTCTCCGCCATGGAAGGGACAGCTAATAAAGCCGGCACGGTTGGGCTGGAACCCATACCGCTCCACCACATTCCTCATGCTGTATGTTGCCTTAATTTCCTCACTGGTCATGGCAATCACCGCCCAGCAGCTCTATGATCCGTTTCCCAGTGTCCTTCTTCTCGCAGAACAGGAACCGGCAGCCATACTTGCGTTCAAATGTGCATAGAATTTTATAAAGCTTATCCCCGGTTGTAGCCTTCGTCTCCCGCTCCATCCATCTGCCTGTATGCGGATCCTTATATCGTTCTACCCGTCTGGGATTCCTCCACCATATCACATCCTCCAGGCATTCAATCCCCCGGCCGTGTTCACACAGAATGATGATTTCAATTCCATGTTCCCTGGCCCGCAGAATTTCATCGCGGAACCGGTTATGCCCCTGGCAGAC